GGCGTCCCAGGCGGCGTCCCTGGCGGCGTCCCAGGCGGGGTCCCAGGCGGCGTCCCAGGCGGCGTCCCTGGCGGCGTCCCAGGCGGCGGCCCAGGCGGCGTCCCTGGCGGCGTCGCTGGCGGCGTCCCTGGCGGCGTCCCAGGCGGGGTCCCTGGCGGCGTCCCAGGCGGGGTCCCTGGCGGCGTCCCAGGCGGCGGCCGAAGCCTCGCGCGCGGCACGCAGCTTCGCTGTCGCCGCTACGAGCCCTGCTATATCGCAAATCTCTTCGGAGTCACGCAGTGCCACAGAGTGTGGTTTGAGAGCCGGAACGAGATCGAGCCACTTGGGCGTGAACACGCGCACGAGCCAGTCCATCGCCATGAAGGCGCGGCGCTGCTCATCCGCGTCAGAAGTCTTGGTGTTGATGAGCGTCGGAATCAGCGGTTTTAGCAGCCGATCGCGCTCTGCATCGCTCGGTAGTGCATCGTTCCACGAACGCATAAACGCGCCAATTGAAGGCGAGACGCAGGGGGGCGAATCAGACCACGGACGGCCTGCGACATACGCGACAGCCTCCATGACGCACGCTTCCCCTTTGTCGTTCTGGTTATGCGCGCCGCTTCTGAGCGACCACGCCATGACCTGTTCGAGCCGCAGTTGCGCGGCGCGCGTTTTAACAAAATCGTGCATTTGGCTTTCCTTCTTCTCGGGATGCTCAGCCATTGGCGGCCTCTCGATTCATTTGCGCGAGAACCTCGTCCAAGTGTGTCAGCAGAAAGTGGATATCCTCGCGCACTTGGAGGTTGCTGCCGCCCTCGCGGTACATCTCTCGATCGCGCTGGCGAATCTGGGCGATGCGCTTCAACGCTTCAATCCTCAATATCTCGCGAGCCATCGTTCCACCTCCTTCCCCGCAAAGCAGCCGTGCATGGTTTTGAGCGGCTCGCTCACGTCCGCGGCTCCTGCAGGTCATCGGCCCTGACAACTCCCGCGCGGATCTTCTCGGCGACCGCATCGCACAGGAGCCGCTCGACGACCTCCGCGCGCGTACGGCCGTAGAGCCCTGACCACAAGAGCGCCTCGACCGCCTCACCGACCTGCGGGCTCGTCGTGCAAGACAGGCGCACGCGGGTGCTCTTCATCGGCTGGTGACCTCAAAGTTCATGCGGAAAGAATCGCCGCGCCTCGCGAGCTGAGAGCAGCTGCGGAAAGGGGGTCAGTCGCAGGCGCAGTCATTGCGGGAGACGCGGCGATGTTCAAAGCTCGCCTTGTTTGAGGGCCTCCGCGCGGTCATTCCAGCTCGCCTCTACATCGATTGGCACGTCTCCGTTGAACTCGCCCCAGATCTCTGCGCGAGCGGCACGCAGGTCCTCTTCGGTCTTGCATTCCCGGATGAGCTTGACGGCGCTTTCGCTTGTGAATGCTGGCCGCAGACCGCCGCCCGCATCGGTGCCGTTGCTCGGCTTCGCAAGCCGCTCGAGCGCGGCCTCCGATGCCGCCTTCACGCGCTGCTTGCTCTCCGGCGGCATTGCTTTCCACGCCGCGGCGCGCTTTGCTTCGAGCGCTTTGTAGGCCTTCTCGTCCTCGCACTTGGCGAATTCCGCGATGAGCTCGACGGCCTGCGGCGCGAGCTTCACTCCGCCCGCGGCCCACTCCGCCAGCCGCTCCCCGGTGCGCTCATCGAGTTGCTTGCCGTCATTTTCGCCTAGAAAGATATCGCGGAACTGCGACGGGAGCTTCATGATCGCCCGCTCGCTCTCCATGTCGGAGTTCCAGCGCGGGCGGCCTTCGGAGCCGGGGGGCAGCAGGATCTGCAGCGCGAATTCGTACATGAACTCCTCGCCGCAGATCGGTTGCCAGCCGAGCGGGATCGGATTCTTGCCCGTCACGATCTTGATCTTCTCTTTCGCGCGAAACGTGAAAATGAGGTTCACGTTCATCTGCAGCACCTCGTTGATGAGGCGCCGACGCGCGGCTTTGGGCGGTCCCCACGCCGCCATCTGCGCCTTCTCCTCGCTCGTCTTCCACTGCGCGGCGACGCGCTTGGTCTCCTCGGCGTGCCACTCGAGGACACCGCCCGGGCCTTCGTGCTCGTGCGACGCAGAATCGACGACGATCGTCTTCGCGCCGCGCTTCACGCAGTGCCTGATTGCTTCGAGGTAATCGAGCGGCGAGAACGGCTTCGTGAAGTTCAGGTGATTGAACCGGAACTTGTCGGCGTAGTAGAGCGCGCGACGATTCTCGGTATCGACGAAGTCGATCTCCCCGCCCACGATGCGGCGCATACCGCTCGCCAGGCGCAAGGCGGTGTACGTCTTGCCGCTCGATGATGGGCCGACAATCCCGATCAGGAGCCCGACGGCCTCACGGACCGCCGGCTTGACATCGAAAGCGCGTGCTTCAGCGTTCATAGAATCCCCTATCTCGTTGCGTAATCGTTCCCGAGTTCCTGCGCGATGACCCACTGGGGCGGGTTCAGCACGACCGCGCCGTCGACGTACCCGGGCCAGGGCCACTGCCCGCAGGCGAGCAGCCGCTCCCAGGCGAGCACCGCACGCATCCACCGCTGTCGGCCGATCTCCCGGAAGGCTCCGTCGAGCCGCGCCGTCACGACCTCGTACGGCTCGCTCTCGGTCTCGGCGAAAATGAAGGCGAAATCGGTGCGCCCCTCTGCCTCGGGGAAAAGTTTCTCGTAGGCGCTGCGGTAGGCTGCTTCCTGGATGTCAAGGCCGTTCTCGACGATGCGCCGCTCCAGGTCGATCGGCCTGGCCGTTGCGACCTTCTTCAGGTCGAAGATCGCGTGCACATCACGGCGCATGTGATCGAACATGCAACGGCAGCTCACCGGTCCGTGCTCGCCCTTCTCCTGGAATTCGACGCACACCTCGCTCTCCCCAGCAAGAGCAAACCCCTCCTCCTCGCAGCGCTTGCGGACCCGCTCGGCGATGTGCCGGAGTCGCTCGAAGTCGTGGGTAAGAAGCGGCACCTTGCCGTTCGCTCGGATCTCATCGCGCATCTCGCGCGCCCACCCTTGGCGGAAATCCGGAGCGTTGACGATCTCAAACTGCGCGCCCTTGCCGAGGATGAGGCGATGTAAGATCGAGCCCTCGTCCATCGCGCGGGTGGGCTTTCGCTCACGTGCGCCGAGCTTCGGATGCTCGAGCCACGCATGTCGCGGGGATCGCGTGACAAGCGTGTGCGCGATGCTGGAGGAGAGGCTCGGCCCGCTTGCGCAAGGGTCACCGTGGTACTCCTCCGGGGACCATTCGCGGATGTGCGCGAGGCGCACCGCGCCCTCGCCGCTCGGCCGCTTCCTCTTCACCACGGGGTCTCCCTTCGGGCGAGAATCCTGTTGAAGCGCTCGATCGAGTTGCGCTCGTCACGGGCGATGGGGCCGAGCACGTGGTTTTTGCGCAGCCAGCGCAGGTGCTTCTCATGACGGCGCCGCACGCGCCAGGCGAGGAGCCTGGAAAGGAAGGTCATTTCGCCTCCTTGTGTCTTATCTCAGCTAATGCCGCATCGAGGCGGATCACCCTCGAACCCGCCTGCTCGACCGCGCAGAACAGCGTCGCAATAGCTATCTCAGCATTCACGGCGACTTGGCGCTCGTCCGTCATGGTGGCACCGCGGAGCGTATGAGAAAGTTCGGCGTGCTTGGCATTCATATGAGCCTCGCATGCCTTATCGAGCAAATCGTAAATGAGTTCCGCATCCTCTCGACGGAATACCAGGCTCCCGTTTTTATCAAAGCACGTGTGCAGCAGCGCGCGCCGCACCTCGAACCCGGCGTGTAAGCTAATCAGTTTGGCAATTGCGGCGGCGATGCGCTTTTCTAATGCCATTCCCAGCCCCCCTTGTTTCTTCTTATTCATGCTCATCTCTTCCATTCGTCCATGCCGTCGGCCCAATCGATGTTGTCGTGGTGCATGAGCAGCGGAGTCTTACCGGTGAGGACCACTTGATGGGTTCTCATCGCAGCATCCCCTTCGCGGCGAGCATCATCACATCGCCTACGGTTCCCATGAGCGGATTCTCCGAGGCACCGTCATACACCCCATCGCAAGCGTGGTGAATGTTCGGAAGCAGGGCACGCGCGGTCGTGAGCTCCTGGCGCAGCCGCGTATTGGCCTCCTGCAGCTCGGCGATCTGCGCGGTGTGCGACATGCGCTGGATCTCCGCGAGATTGCGCGCATCCGTGAGCGTGCGCACCTGAGGCAAACTCTCGGCGCGTGCGACTTGTGTCGCGGTTTCGTTGAGATCTGACATTGGACCCTCCCGACGTGCTGGAGGGCAAGTATAGCCACCGGCTATGGTGTGTCAATAGCCCGCTGCTATCGCGCTGCGGCGAACCGCCCGAGCTCGGAACGACTCACCGTCCGCCTATTGACATCGCATAGCCGATGGCTATTCTAGCGTCCCATGAACTGTGTCGCGAGATACATCGAACGTCAGAAGATCACTCACCGCGAGCTCGCAGACCGCGTGGGAGTGTCGCAGCCCACCGTCTCGGACTGGGTGAACGGCAAAAAGGCACCGTCTCGAGATTCGCTCCCGCGCCTGAGCGCGGAGCTCGGGATGCGCCCGTCGCGGATCCTCGCTGACTTCTATGATGCATCCGCCGCCGCGAGATGAACCGCAAAGTCTGATTCGCACGCACGCCGGGCGCCGACAGACCGCCGGGCTGGGGAGATAATTGGAGCTTCGCGCCGGCTTGCACCTTGTCCACGAACAGCGGGCTAAAGTTGAACGTGAACGTTCTAGGCTCCCGGGCGCTCACTTCGTGATGTTCCGCTTCATGCCCTCGACGGCGAGGTATCCGGTCGCCTCGGCCGTGAGGAATCCCATCGAGGTGAGCTTGTCGCACTCTTTGTAGGCGCTTGGCTTTGCGACCTTGGCCCCGATGCGCTTCAGCTCGACGAACACCGTGTTGCCGTTCTTAGGCTCATCGAAGAACCCGCGCGCGATCAGCTTTGCGATCTGACCGCGCACCGTTGCGCCGTCGATCTCGATCACCTCGCGCGTTTCGGAGATCTCGATGACTGGCACGCTTGCGAGGACGCGCAGGACCGCCGGCTCTTTGAGGAGCCGCGCCCTGAAGCGCTGGAAAAGCTCCTCCTCCTCGGCGCCTACTGCGAAGGTCGCAGGCGGCGCGGCCGCGGGGCTTGTTCGGTTCCCGGCCTGGCGCGTGAGGAGTTCGATCAGCTGGTCTAGCTTCTCGTCGGTCTTGCTCATGGTGTCTTCCTGTCGCAATGCGTCGTTGGTTATGGTCCAGCGTGGGAGTGGTGACGGCGGCCGCGAACTCGCCCGCTCCATCTCGAGCGTCCCGCGGGCGATGCCGACTGCCTCGCCTTGAATCATCCACCCGGGCTGCACGTAGGTCTTGATGACGCTCTCTCCGAAGCAGGCGAAGAATTGCCCCTTGCGGAGCGTCGCCACGTCGGAAGGCTTCGGCTTTGCGATGCCCGCGGGGATGTTCTCGAGCACGCGCTTGATCTCGTTCGCTTCGCGCTGAACGCCGAGGAGCCAGACCGGGCAGGAGCGCAGCAGCTCTTTGTCGATCCCCCCGATGTCCTGGCTGTCGAGCCATACGAAGTTCGCAAGGCCCGCACCCTTTCGGATGAGCTCGACGGCTGCGAGCTTGACCGGAGAGCCTCGGCCCTGAGGCAGGAATTCCCAGGCCTCCGGGATGATGGTGATGGTTCCGTCGGCGTGCTCGTAAATCCATTCGATCACCGAGCGCATGACGAGAGATTGAAGCTCGGGCGGAAAGCGATCGCGGTCCGAGAGGTCGAGCACGTTGAGGCCAGGAAGCACCTCGAGCGTGCTCGCAAAGCGCACGGCCGCAACGCGCGGCACGACAATCTCGAGGTACGCATCGAGCGTGAGGTAGACATCCGCCGAGAGGCCCTTCGCCGTTTCCATCAGCCGGCGCACGTTGCGATGCACGTCGGCGAGGGTGCGCGCGCCCTTGCTCGCACGCATGATCCATGCGCGCTCGAATTTCAGGCGCTCACGCATGGTGGCCTCGAGCACGGAGGCTACGAACTGCCAGTCGGCTCGCTCGCGAAAGTAGGGCGCAATGCGTCTCCCGTCCGCAAAGGAGTGCTCCCCTCGCTTGGTCACGAAGGCGATCCCCGGCACGTTCGCGCGGGAGATCAGCGCTTCGAGGGTCGTGGTTTTTCCTGCCTGCTGCGATTGGCCGGTTATCACCGTGTGAGCGATCGGAATCGAGACCGGCTTGCCGGATCCGACCTCGAAGCCAAGTGGAATCCACTTGCTCAATGCCGCCCCGCCTGCGGCGGCAGCGCGCGCAAGTTCCACTGCTCGATTGCCGTCGCTTCCGACTGCAGGACCACCCCAAGATGCGGCCCCTCGGCCCCGCACCGGCGGCAGAAAACGAAGTGCGAAGGGCCGGCCGCGCTGAACTGCTGCCCGAGCGCTGCGTCGGTCGAGCCACAAAATGGGCAGAAGTCCGGCGCTGCTTCTCCGATCGGGCCTTCCCTTGCGCTCACGCTCGCACTCCCACGGCGTGGGTCTCGGGCTCTGCCGCGCAGGCCGGGCAGATGGGGCGCCCGGCCGGCGCGTTCGCGGTCAACTGGGTCCCGGCGCGCAGCTTGACCCCGCACAAGGTCGTGCAGCCTGCGATGTTCGTGCGGGTGATGTGCGCGATCGCTCCCGTCGCGATGTACCAGCGATGCGGCATGTCGGGCCAACGGATGCGACGCGGTGTCACGATGGGACTCCTCCCGCAGAGCCTGCGGCCTCGCGCTCGACGCGCATCGCTTGGGCGAGCATGTCCAGGGCGTCCATCTATTGAAATACCTCGCAGCTTTTGATGTCACCTGCCACCGTCGTGAACGGGCCGCATCCAGTTAACGACTCCATCAAATTCTTTGATCTGATCACTCGGGGGCCCGCGCGTGGCCGTTCCCGGGGGTGACAACAGGTCCGCGCCCGCCGATAGCCGCCCCAGCGCCAGGCCATGCAATCGCTCGCGATGCATCGGCAGTCGCGCTCCTGCTGCTCGAAGTACTCGACATCGCGTTTGCTGCCGATCTTCTTGGCCGGCAGCAGCACTCGTGCGAATGGGCACCAGCGCTGCCTCGCCTGCTCTTCGGTTAGGAGCGTCACTGGGTGTCCTCGGGTGGGCGCGGTGGCGCAGGGGACAGCGTCGAGCGCCGGATGATCTCGCTCCCGGGAACGTAAGTTCTTCCCTCGTCGCGGATCACCCGAAGCTTGCCCTGCTTGATGTCGAGGTACGTCTTCGCGTCGGACTGACGCAGGTATGTGCTCGCCTCGGGGATTTCGTAGCGCTGCTGGTGGTCGACCGGCGGCAAGCGCTTCTGCCGGTCGCGCCTTGCGGCTCTAGGCTTCGACAACATTGACGGCCCTCCTTGAATTCGTGGCCATTAGGGATTCTCTACAGCTCTCAAGAATTATCAACAATCGAGCGTCAGCGAAATGAATCGGCTTGCTGGAGCGCCGCGGCAGGGCCGCCTAATTTCGCTGAAAGCGCCTCGGCCGCGGCTCTTTCAGCTGCGCATTCTGGAAGGCTCGCAGCATCCGGGTCGCCTCGATGAGCTGCGCCTTGCAGCGGTCCATCTCGCGCCCGCAGGCTTCCATCGCGAGGTTCGCCGCGAGAAGCAGCCCCTTGAGCAGCGCTCCCGCGATGCACATGCCCACGAGGACCCCGAGCGCGAAGGTCGTGGCAGTCATCCCGGCCCACCCGAGGCGCCGTACTTCGTCCGGGCGCCCTCTCCGTGCACGGGGCATTCCTCGGCGATCATGTACATGCCCTGCATCGAGGGCAGGTTCGTTTCGATCGGCTTGCACGTGCAGATGCGCCGAAGGAGAACCTCCCGCACCGTATCACACAGTGCCCGCGCGGTCGGGATATCCCGGCCCGTGAGCTTGGCCCATTCGAGCGTTCGCTCCTCGGACGGCGCCACCTCGTGGAAGACAAGCACGGCGCGCAGAACTCCTCTCAACTCCGTGATGGTCTTGACCCATTCCTCGAGCCGATGCCCGCGGAAGTGATCTCGCAGCGCGCGCCCGGCGTTCTTCTTGCGTCGGTGCGCATCGATCGAGGCCATCACGCCCTCGCCAAAGACGCCGGCGAGAGCCCCCGCCGCAATCTCAGGGCGCGAGTCGCTGTAGCCCCACGAGCAAAGCGGGCATTCAAAATTCATGGTGCGGGGATCTCCTGCGTCTGCGCCTCGACCTCCTCGTCGAACAGCTTGCACGGAAGGTCGGCTTCAATGCGCACGCGCTTGTAGCCTTCTGGCAAGGTACCCGTCGCGGGCGAGCTGATTGCGAAAAGAGAGTAGCCCGGGCCGATGTAGGGCGGAACGTCCACGTAGAATGAGACCTTCACTTGCCCTCCCGCCTGTCCAGGCGCTCAATCTCGGCGACGATCAGCGCCGCGGAATTGAGGAGCAGTTCGCGCCGTGGCTGCTCGAGGTTCGGCAGCGCATCATCGAAGGGCCAGAAAACGAGAAGCTCGTCGTCGGTCAGCCCGAGTTCGGTCGCGTAGGCGCCCTGGATGTAGGCAATCGCTGCGCGCGCGAGCTCCCCGGCCGCGTGCTCGTCGTCGTGCGCGGGCTCGTAGCCGTGAACGGCGACCTGGCGCGCGCGCTTGCCCGCGATCTCGGCGAGGATGCGGTCCGTCGCGATCGGCTCGACCGTCACATCTCCCGCACGCACTCGCTCGATCTCATCGGCGAGCACCAGGATCGCCTCCTCGTTCTCCGTGAGGCCACTGGCGGCCGGGTACGTTCGGCAGCGCCTGACCGCCGCATAGGCCATCTGACGCTGCTTCCCCGAAAAGCGGGTCATTTGCGTCTCCTGTTGATCGGATTCTTGCAGAGATAGCGCTCGCCGAGCTGCTCGAGCGCCCGCTCGCGCGCCGCGCTATAGTCGTGCGGAACGAATGTCACGCGGCTCGTGCGGAGCCAGTTTCGATGCGCTTCTATTTGGCGCCGCGTGTGCCATGCTCCGATGCGCGAGAAGATGCCCATCACGGCGCCTTGCCTTTCGCGGCGATGAGCTGGATGTCTCCGACGGTGTTCATGAGGCGAAGGGCATCTGCGGCGCGTTCGTCTTTGTACACCCGATCGCACAATTCATGGATGTTTGAAAGCAGGCCCTCGAGCATCGCGGCGCGCTCGGTGGCACTTGCGAGCCGTTGCGTCTGGGCCTCTGCATGAGCAAGGGCTCGAGACTGTGCCGTGCGCAGCAACTCGATGTGGTTCAACGTGTCGGTCATGGTCTTGGGCGGTCGTGCGTCCGTCATTTTCCGGAAGACCCCCATCCGTGGGCGAGGCGCATCTATACGCCATCGTGACAGACGGTGTCAACTCGTTTGCCATCCGAGGAAAGCGAGGCGTAGGATAGCCGCCCCATGATGATCGATCCGGTCAAGGCGCTCGCAAGGCGCTGCAAGCAATCGAGCCAGCACCGCGTCGCGCGCGAGTTTGGCGTCAGCGTGCAGCACATCAACGATATCCTAAAGGGCCGCAGGGCCCCCGGGCCTCGCGTGCTCCTGGGCCTGGGGATCGAGCGTCGTCTCGTCTACCGTCGCATGAACGGCAGCGCACCGCAGGGGCAGACCGCGTAGATTTTTTTTCGCCGCGCTGACAGCGCCTCAGTCGAAGGGCGTGCGGCGGAGAAAGGAGTCGGGGGAGTGGGGAGCGCCGATGGGTGGGGATGGATCAAATTCGAGAAGAGTCTCGAGGCTGACATCCGCGTGTCACGGATGGCTGAGCGCATCCTCGCCACCGACCAAGTAACGCACATGCGTTACAAGGAGCGCGCAGCTGTAACGCTGGTGTTGGGAGGCCTCGCAAGGCTCTGGTTTCATGCCGACACCTTCGCCCGCGATGACGACAGCATCGACCTCTCCCCCGAAGAGGTAGACAAGCTCACCGGCATCGAGGGTTTCTCGAAGATCCTCCCGCGCGACTGGTTCGAGATTTTCGACTCGGACCGCGTAAAACTCCCTGGTTTTCAAGAACATAACGGCTCCATCGCGAAGCGGAAAGCACTGACGGCAAAGCGCGTCAGCAAGCATCGCGCCGTTCATGCTAACGCAGCAGCGTTACACGATCCACAATCACGTAACGCAGATGCGTTACCAGACCAGACCAGACAAGACCCTCTTAAGACCCCCTTACCCCCACACAGTGGGGGATCCTCTTCGAGCAGGAACGGAAGCGGGAATGGAACCCGCGCTGCGGGCACGAACCCGCGGGCGGTGGCAAAGGCCAGTCGGGAGCAGCGGGCCTGGGGCGGCCTTGCGACCAGGGCCGCCAAGATCGGCTTCAGGCCACCGCTCCCTGATGAGTCGGCCGGGGTCTACGAAACGCAGTTGCGCCTCGCCGAGCGCGAAAAGGGGATCTACTCGTGAGCCTCGATGCTGGCCTCGTCGAATTCGTGGGCGAGTTCCTGCGCGTCTTTGGAAGGCCGGTGCGCTGCGAGCTCACAGTCCCAGGCTTTGAGGCTTGCCTGGTTTCGTTTCCAGATTCGGCCCCGGTTGCTGAGATGGGTTCTGCAAGCGCATCCCCTCGCGCGGGCAGCGACTCGGGAGTCCCAGCGGCCGGGGCCGATCCTCTCAAACGCCCGATCACGGAGAATCAAACATGCCTGCTTTGAAAGTCGAGAACGCGCAAGTGTTCCTGCGCAAGATCTCTCTCAACATCCTGCAGCAGAACGCCGCGAATACGCGCTTCACGCTGCCGATGGAAGGCCTCTCGCTCGCCGAGAAACAGCTCGACGCGTATATGGGCGCGTACACCTTCGCGAGCTGGTTCAACAAGCGCAAGGATGGGATCTGGGTACCGATGGACTGGTGGACGAAGCTCCCCAAGGGCGAGATGCTGATCGACGAGGAGTTTGAAACGGACGGAGCCGAGATCGTCGTGTCGGGCAACAAGCCGCTCGTGTTTAAGGCGACAGAGGCGGATGAGGATGACGAGGACAGCGAGCCGCAGCCGGCAGCGCGCGTCACGAACATCCGCCTTTCAGCAAAGCTCGGCGGGGTCGTGCTCGTGTCGTTCCACCTGCAGGTCGCCCCAGGCCTCGGCCAGGAGAACCTCGCGCTGCAGAAGCACCAGTTCCGCCACGTGACGCTCACCCTCGGGGATCTGAAGGCGATCGAGCGCAAGGAAAAGCAGCAGGCGCTCCCACTCGAGCCGGCCGCCGAGGGCGCAGGAGCGGCGCCGGCGAATGGCTCCTCTCACCCGGCCGCAGGCGCAAGCGGCGAAGACAAGGCGGACGATGCGAAGGCCTTCGAGGCCGGCGCGCGGCGCAAGGTCGAGGAGCACAAGTCAAAACGCGGAAGCGGTGCAATCGATGGTCGCACCCGCGGAGGTCGATCCGGTGCACGTCACCGCTGAGCGAAGCGCGCTGGACGGCCCGGGCGAGCATGAGAAGCCGCCCGGGCCCGAGGATATGCTCGCCGCGCAGCTCGTGCCGTTCGGGCTGCGCTTCGAGCGCGAGTATCGATTCGCGAAGTCATACGGGCGGCAGTGGCGTTTTGACTTCGCTTTTCGACAGTATCTCGTTGCCGTCGAGATCGAAGGCCTCGCACCGCGCAAGGTCGGCAGGGAGATCGTCGCCGGCGGTCGGCACGGCACGGTCAAGGGCATCAAGGAGGATATGCGCAAGTACAACGCCGCGGCGCTCTTGGGTTGGCTCGTGCTTCGCTTCGAGCAGAACGACGTGCGTCCGCGGCGCGCGATCGACATGACGCTTCGGGTGTTAGCCTCCCGAGGCTGGAGAAACATCGCATGAGTCACCAGCGTCCGAAGCTCCTCCAGCACCTTGCAGTGCTCTCGGTTGCCGCTGGCTTGGCCTCGATGCGGCATGCGATAGGCAACGCGCTCGAGCAGCCGCTCTCACCGCTCCAACTCGGCACACCCCCATCGAGGCGTTACAGGCCGAAGCGCCCGCACTCCAAACGGATCAAACATCGGCGCAAGCGGCCGCCGCGCAGCTGGCGCCGCGCTCGAGCAGCGACTCTGAGGGCACGCAGATGAGCGAAGGCGATCTCCACAACGGCGAGCTTCACGGCGGGGAATCCGTGATTCCAACCAAGGTCAGCGAGCAGGCGATCGCGACACTCCGCGAGCAAAAAATGAACGGCTGCGGGCATCGAGCTCGCCTCGCCCCGCGCGTGCCGCTTCGCGCGCCGGTCGGCCCCCCCTGGCTCCTTCCGGTCCTCATCGCGATAGCCGTGATCTCTTTCTGGCTCGCGGTGATCTGGGCAGCCGCTCGCCTTTCGAGCGTTCCTGCTGATCCAGCCGGCGCGAAAGTGAGCCAGCTTCAGGGCCTGGGCGGACGCGCTCTATCGCTCAGCTCGCCGGAGGTCTCAGACTGGTATCACGCTTGTGATGCGGACGGCGGCCTCTTGCGCGTGGAGATCGGCTTGCTGGGGCCTGCTCCTGCGAAGGATTGGGAGGCGACGTGCGAGGATGCGCGCACCGTTGCAGGCGTCGCCGGGAACTTCGGTGCTGTGATCGCACCGCCTGAACCGGCCGGATTCCAGTGATGCGCGTCTGGCATCTCGCGCGCAAGATCGGCGAGCGCCGCGACGGCGCTCCGGTGTACCAGTTCTGGAGCGAACCGGGCGGGGCGAGCGCGTACGCATCCCAGGCGAAGGATTTCCCGTGCGCACGCGCTGCGTACGCCTATGCCGCCCTCTACCCCGAGGTGATAGACCCCGAGGTGTGGATCGCGATACCGGGAAGGCCGAAGCTCGAGGAGCAGGTCGCATGACAGCACGTCCCAGGACAAAGCGCGGCATTCTCATGTGGCTCTGGCTGCACGGTCTGCGCGCGCCTCGCGCCTCACGCAGAGCGAGGCGAATCGTCGAGGCCGTGTCGTGAGCCGCCTGCTTCAGCGCGGCGCGGCGCACGGCAATGTGATACACCTTGAGGAGGGCCTCGCCTTCGCGCCGATCCGTTGCTCCGAGTTCGACGAGCTCCTGCGCGTCATCCGCGTCGACCACCGCAAGCACCTCGAGCGTCGCACGATCGACCGCCCCGGCATTCAGATCACTGTATACCTCGTGAATGGTGACCCGGTCGCAGCGCACCAGCGAGTTTGGCAGGGGGATCAGCAGACATGGTATCGGAGGATGACGTGAAGCACTCGCTACAGGTCCCGAAGGAATGGCTCAAGGTCGGCACGCAGGTGCATGTGTCGGTTGATAGCGGCCGCACGTATGCCTTCGTCGGCCAGGTGCGCCCGCACTTGGGCGAGGTGTTCCTCATCGACTTCGACGATGAGCTTGCAGGCAAGCCCGCGCATGTGAAGTTCTGCCAGTATGGCGAGGTCGATAGCGCGCGTGCGCTGCGGATCCTGATCGGCAAAGAGGGCACGAAGGATGAGCGCGTCGAGTCATGAACGACTCGCCAATTCTTCGTCCGGTTCCGCCGAAGACAATCGTCGAGTTCGACTTCGGAATCGGCGATCGCGTCGTCATTCGCGGGTCATCGATCGAGGCCGACGTGACCGCCCTCATGCGCAGTGCCGATGCGAATCAATACCTGATCTCCTGGTGGGGCAACGGGACGCGGTTCACCTCGTGGGTGTTCGCTCGGGAGATCAGGATCAAGCTGAAGGAGGATACGCGGTGAGTGCGCCCGTCTGCTCTTACGATCATATGCACGATACGCTCACGAGGCGCCGTGAGTGTCCGCGCCGCCCCGCCGGGATCGACGATCGTTCCGCCGGCTCTTGCGTTGGTGAAGCCGTGATGCCGCTCGTGGCCGCATGAAGAGCAAGCCTCAAGAACGAGATCCCTACGAGACGTTGGGCGTTGCCAAGGACGCCGACGCCGCCACGATCCGCGAGGCCTACCGCAGGAAGGCCGCCGCGGCGCACCCCGACCGGCCCGGTGGCTCGTCGCAGGAAATGATCGCGATCAACGGCGCGTGGGCGCTACTCTCGGACGAGGTCGCGCGCGAGAGGTTCGATCAGACGGGCGATGCGAGCCGTCCACCGCCGCTCGAGGTTCTCGCGCGCAACACGCTCGCCGGCCTCTTCGATGCCGCGTGCGAGCAGCTCCCCGAGCACGTCGATGTGCTCTTCGCGATGTGCCGCAAGCTGTCCCAGATGCAGTCCGAATCGCAAGAGGCAATCGCGAGCAACGACGAGGCGATTCGCAAGGCCACGAAGCAGATGGCCCGTCTCAAATGGAAGGCGAAAAGCGGCCACAACTTTCTCGCCGCAACCCTCGAGAAGCGAATCGAGCTTGCGCGCAGGAGGAATGCGAGCGCCAAGCGCGCAATCGAGGTCGCGGACCTCTGCGTCAAGATGCTCGAGGACTTCGAGTGGGAGCCCGAGATGGCGACCGAAGCCAGTGGCCCCGTTCTCTTCGAGTCGCTTCTTCGACCATATCGCCCGCACTCTCCTGGAGGATCGTAGCGGTGCTTGCAGAGCAGTTGTTCGCACTCGCCGCGGCGCGTGGGATCGATCTATCAAGCGTTGGTGGGACATCGACGAAGACTGACGGAGACGCCGCTCGCCGGCGGCGCACCAAGGAGGAGCGCAGGCTCGGGCTCGAAGTGGTGGAAAGCGCGCTCGGCCGCGGATCGCGCAGTTACCGCCGGCCCACCTGGTCGCACGCAGACCTCGGGCATGCCGCGCAGCACATGGATGAGCTGCACTGGCTCGCGGCCTGCTACTCCTACGCCGGCGACCGCTCGGCGTACTGGCGCCTGTGGGAGGCCCTCATGTATCAGGCCGGCAAGCTCGCCCAGCGCGAGGGCTGGCGCCCGCAGGTCATGGGACGCGCACCGATCGAAAGCAAGTGCACGCGCGCTCCGGATGTCATCTGCCCGCTCCCGACCCCGCGGCCTGCGCCCAAGTTCTACCGCTCGGAGTTGTGCACGCTGGTCCTCGACGAGGAGGCATATCCTGCGATCTTCGCTGCGGCGCCTGCGATGTATCCGGTCTACCTCGAGGTCGATGATCTGACATGGGCGCGCGTGCTCGAGCCGCGCTTCTGGCTTTTGAAATCGCGGTACGGTGCTTGGCTTGCGAGCGCGAGGGAAGTCATTCGCAGGCGCTGCAACCGGGACCGGCACGAGGAGGAGCGCGCATGATCAGCGTTCAACGCCTGCGCGAGATTCTGGCGCAACTGCCCGGTGAGGCGCGTTGCCACGTCAGCGAGGATTCTTGCCTCGTGATCCGCGAGCCTGCCGAGCAGGACGGAGACCACTGGCTGTGGGCGCTGAAGGCGCGCGACTGCGACGAGGAGGATGAGCAGGCGCATGCTCCACCGCCGCTGCCGAACATCGACATTGAGATCGAGGACTGGTCGCCTGAGGCCAAGGCCGCGTGCATCGCGCAACTCGAGCGGGTTCTAGAGCGCGCGCGCAGCGGGCGCCTCGTCAGTTTCTTTGCCGTGCCGAATGACGGGGACACCTACCAGGGCTTCAGCATCGACATCGCTTTCCATCGCGAGAAAAAGGAATCAGGTCATGGCAACGGGTGAGATCGCGCGCGCAGTTGTCGAGCATTTCGAGATGCTGAACCGCACGCCGGTCGTGCAGATCGCAACCTCCGGATTGGCTGAGCTCATCGTCCAGGGCCTCGCAGATCCGGTCGTCACGATCCTGAACTACGACGATGAGGCGCTGCTTGCGCGGGTCGAGGGCGTGCCGGCCGGCGTTCTGACATTCACGCACCAGAAGTGGGACCGCTCCATCTTCGTCAAGTTCGGCTACGTTCTGCGCGCGCGCCGGCGCCAGGGGATCTATCGCGCGCTCTGGGACAAGCTCGTCGAGATCGCGCGCGAGCGCAAGGTCCCGGAGATATTGGGCAGCACCGCTGTCTCGAATTCGGCGATGCAGGGCGTGATGGCGCGGCTCGGCCGCACGGCGTTCGGCCGCACGGCGTTCGCCCTTCAGTATCGCTTCAAGGTCGAGCCGCCGCCTGGGCCTTGTCACCGAAGAGCACGCGCGGTAGATTCTGCGCCTTGCCAACCCAAGGGCGAAGCCGTTGAAGATCGGGACCTGAGCCGCGCGTGATCGAAGCATTTTCGCCCCAGACTGCCGATGAAATGGGGCCCGCCGAGGAGCAAGGCGACCGGGTGCGTGCACAACACGCGGGTCGGCCCACAGGGAAGTCAGAATGTAGATCGGCCGTCCGCCGGCGCCGTCAGGGGACAAAGATCTCTCGGGACGATCCGAGGCCGAGCCCGCACAGTCGTCCGCCCCGGCGCGAGGTGCTCCTCCGCCGGGTGCGGCCACCACATGCGCGATTCCTCTTGCGCCACAGCATAGATCAGGTCTAGGATTCGCGGCACAATCTAGCTGCGACTTCTCCAAAAGGGTCGGGTCTTACACCGCCCAAGCTGTCGCCCGAAGAAATAGAGCAATAACGTAAGCCGCTGAAATGTCAGCGGCTTTTTTATTTCTGGGGGTCGCACCATGCCGCTGCCGCCGAAGATCGAGCGCTTCGATCCGGTCGCCGATGCCTGGCGTCACTTTCACCGCTCGAGGCTCCCAGCGGAGTCTCTCGGCTTGCCGTGGGCGTGCGTCTCGAGCGCGGTGATCCTGGAGCATGTGATGCTCTGCCTTCGCACCTGGGTGAAAGAATCCATCGCGCGGCGCAAGCTCCGCGACCTCGGCCTTGCCCGTAGAAAGGAGCGCTCAAGTTCATGACGCGACTGTCGGCAGCGATCATCATCGCGCTCCTGCTCGTCTCGGCTGCCGCATCGGCACTCGCGGACTGTGCGAGCAATCCAATGGATTGCAGCACGGACTCCACCGCGCTCATCGGGAGCTTCGAGCTGCAAGCGGCCGAGGTCATCAGCGAGATCACGGCCGCACGCGCGCTTGCCTTGAGGCAACTCGAGAGCAAATCGATCAGCGCAGCGCAAGCGCAGAGCGTTCAAACAAGGGCCGACCGCGCGCGCGCGCTCTATCAGCAGGCGCGCATCGCGTGCGGTGCTACCAGCTCCGAAGGCAACTGCTTAGGATCATCGCGCGCGAAAGCGCTCCAGCTTCTCGAGCAAGCAAGAAAGGCGGTCCCGTGAGAATCACCGTCGCCGGCGCACGCTCGCTCGCATCCGCACTCACTGCCGCAGCAGCAAGCGCCGAATCAAATGGAGCAACGGACTTCGATCTGCTCGATACGCTCCAGGTCGTGGACGATGACACGCGCTCGCAGCTCGCCGCTGCGATTGCCGCAGCTGAAGGCGGACCGGCGCCTTGATAGATCGCACATGCCGAACGGCGCCTACTACAAGTCCCAGCATTGGCAACGCCTACGCGAGGATTGTTTGTATCGCGACGGCTATACCTGCCGCGCGCCGGGATGCACGAAGCGTGCGACGCGCGCCGATCACATCATCGCTCGGCCGCCTGATGCGCCTGGCCCCACGGAGTTTGATGTGCTGAGCAACCTGCGCGCGCTGTGCGTGGGCCATGACTCGCAGGTGAAGGAGCGTCGGCGCGGTGATGCACGCTCGAGGGCGCAGGGCGGTGAGTTCAAGGTGCGCGGGTGCGATGCTGAGGGCTGGCCCATCGATCCTCGCCACTCTGGCTCGCACAGATAGCGCGCTGTACTCGTGCGTGGCAAGGGGGTTTTAGTTTGGCTCACCCCCCACGTCGCCGGACCGTGTAGTGCCTTCGCGCGCAACGTCGCGAAATTGACATAGGGGGATATCGGCACCAATGGACGAGAGCGAAAAGCAGATGCGAGCGGTCCTCTTTGGCGTCGCGCCTGGAAAGCGGGCGCCGGCCGGGGGTGTGTTTTCGTCGGTCGTTCATGTCGTGCTCCGCGGTGTTGGGTATTCTTTCCAGGGGCGGCCGTCAAGGAGAGAGCCGCCCTTGCCGTGCGGGTCAAAGTGCGCGACGCGCCGGGTGCCGCTGAAGGCGCAGGCCTGCGTGGGTCGCTCGCGATAGATCGGATTATTCTGCGGGATGCCGAACTGTTTGAAGAAGCAGGCGACGCCGTACTCGAGGCACAGATCGCGCGCCTGCTGCGCCCAGGTGACATCCATACGGCGCGCATTGCCGCCTGACTCTCCGCCGATGATGAGCCAGTCGGGCACGGTCGGGTCGTCTCCGAGTTGCAGTCGTGGGCCGAGGGGGCCTATTGCGGGTTCGTAGCTGATGAAGCGCACGACGGCGGGGATCTTTGCGGCGATGGGCCAGCGCTGACGGTAGTGCGCCTCGTCCTCGGCCGTGATCCCGATCCAGACGTTGTGACGCCCGAACCATTCGCGCGGGACGAGCTTCAAGGCATTCTGCGGGCGCTTCGTGAGAAGCAGCCAGTCGAGAAGCGGGGTAGCCTCGATGAGGCTGAGCAGGTCCGCGCGCCATTGCCGGTCGACCTGGTTGTCGAGCCAATCGGCGAGGGATGCGCAGAACACGCGCTGTCGGTGGCCGTGCTCGCGCTGGAAGCGCGGGGCATCCTCGTTCCATTCGAGAGGCTTGCGCCAGTTCGCGGCCGAGGTGCGCCGTCGCGGGTTGTTGCCCCAGCGCACGAGGCCTGAACGCTTTGACCAAGATTCGGCGTAGCAGTGGTCACAGCCGGGCGAGATGTTGGTGCACCCCAGCCAGGGGTTGAACGTGCTCGAGCACCAAGAAATTTCGGTAGTTTCACCCATGGCGACGGCTCCTGTTGTAGTCTTGCCAGCCTCTTGCGCTATTTGTGGTCATGCCTGATAGCTCCTATACTGCGAGCGTCGCGAGGCTTTGGTCGGCTTCGCGGGCTTCCGTGATGGGCGAGCGCGGCCCGGTCGGGTGTAAACCCTTCCGGGCCGCTTTCGCATCAGATGAGGCCTAGTTGCGTGAACGAGGTTACTCCCTCGGCCTCCGTGATGATGTGATGCCGATGAGAGGCGCATCCCGAAGCGCACCGCGTAAGGCCGATGCGCTTGGAGCGGTGCCCCTACTTGCGCGGCGGCGGTGGCCCGTGAGGCTCGATAGGGGCATGGTGAATGGGCGGGGGCGGCCCGTGCGGTGTGATCGAACCGTGCAGTGCGAACATCAGTACAAGCGCTAGCATGTGATTCTCCGTTCTCGGTTTTGAGTGAAAAGAGGGACGCGCCCGAGGGCGACGCGTCCCGAGTCTGCCGCTAATTCCTGGGCGGCGGGGTGATCGCTGGGGCCTTGAAACCCGTGCCGAGGATGGGCGCCATCTTCGGCATGTCTGGCGTCTCGGGCCTCTTCGGCTCGGGAGCCGGCAACGCCTTGCCCGTTGCGGCCTGCAGGTCCGCGATGCGCTGGAGCAGCTCATCCGCGGCAGCCTTCTCGCGTGCTTTGACCTTCTCGTCTTTGCTCGCCTTCGCCGCCTGCGTGTGGCGGGTCGCGTGGGCCCTCAAGGCGGCGATGGTGCGCGAAAGTCCGGGGGCACCGATGAGACGTGCTGCGCCCGCCTCAAGCGTGGGTCCGCCTGCGCGCATCGGCATCACGACATAGAGCACGTTCGCGCGGCCCGCGAAGGTGATTATGCCGGCGTCTTTCCCGTCGCCCGGATAGGTCGCGATGCTCTTTGATTCGTAGAGCTTGGCGAGCTTCATGGCATCCCCGACATACTTGGGATCAAAGCTCGTGGCCTCCCCTGGCGTGCGCTCGCCGGTTGTGAGCGATGCGCCGGCCGCCGAGAGCACCCGCTGGTAGTCTGGGAACTTCCCATCGACCGGGACGCCCCGCAGCGTGACCTCGGAGAATGAGTCGCGGAAGGTCAGGCGCTTTGCGACCGGATCGAACTGCAGGAAGGCGCGACCGCCGCCTTGCTGCTGCACGTCTGCCGGGAGCGCGCGAGCCGCGCGGTCGAGCAACACGCGCGGGATGATGACGCCCTCATCCAGCCACTTGAAAGCCTTGCTCTCCGTCACCTTCGGGTCGATCGGGAGCGTTTGGGCTAGCAGCCTGTGGCCGTCCGTGGCAATGAGGCGCACGTCGGCGCCGACACGATGCAAGAGAGCGCCGTTGAGGTAGTGCCGGATCTCCTTCTTCGGGGCGATCACGAGCGCCGCCTCGATCGCGGTCAATCCGATCTCGAGCCAGCCTGCCGGGGCCTCGATCGCCTCGGCCACCGTGGCGGCCGGTTTGGCATGCGCGCCGGTGCCCGCGGTCGGGTGCTCGAGGTGTATGCCGTTGCCGTTTGCGAGCTTGGGTGCCGCCGACTCGGCCGGCTGCGCCGGGCCGACCTGAGGCGTGATGCTCGGCATGCGGCGAGCAGGGTCAACAGGCGCGGCCGCATTAGCGGGCCTATTGGCGGTGACTGCGGCGGCCTTTGCGGACGGTGCCCCAGCGGGGGCCGCTGGCGCGGGCGCCGCGGTGCTCTGCTTGGGGGCCGGTTTGGCCTTGCGGCCTGATTTGCTGTTCATGGTCTGGAAACTCCGTGATGCGATGCCGAAAAGCCGGCATCCCGTAGCGGCCCGAGGGGCGAGCCGCTACAGGCTGGGCTCTTCTCAGGCGGCAGCGGTCGCGCGCGTGCGGGCCTTGCGCGCGCTCTTCGGGCTGTCCGTTGCCGGCCGCTCGCCCCAGGGGACGCCGAACTTCTCCGCGCAGATCGGGCCATAGCCGACCGCGACGGAGCGCTCGTCCTTCAGCGCAAGCGAGCAGAAGCAGCAATGACCGGTCAGGTGCCCGAACTCGGCCGCGACGCCTGCCGGGTCATCCCCGAGGCGCGATAGGAGCGCGACGAGTTCCGCGGTCCTCTGATGCCCGTCCCGGCCAATGTCGAGCGCGCCTTGCGGACTGATGCGCCCGTAGTAGCGATTCGAGCCGAAGGATTCCCCGTCGGTCAGCATGAGGTAGCCCGGGGTCCGGGACTTCTCGCCTGCGACGGTGATGCGAAGGGGCGAGCCGTCTGCGAAGCGCAGCCAGAGCTTAGGGAACTTGAGCCCGCTTGCCCGCGCGCGCGCCAGGAGCGCGACGACGCCCGGCATCCCGGGCACCGCGGCTGCCGGTGCGGCGGGAGCGGTGAGGCGCGCGACGAGCCGCTCAGCCCATTGCGCCTGCGAGAGGGTCATGCCCTGCGCGCCGTCCGCGCGGATGAGCGAAAGGGCAAAGCGTAACTCGCGGTACGGGATGCGCCCGGCCTGCGCGAGCTGCTGTAGGGTCTGAATTGCGGTCATGGTCTTGCGTCTCCGTGTGGTGGCGTTCAGCGGGGCGCCCTCGCAAGGTCCAAAGGCGCCCTCTCAACGTCATTCGCCGATGGGCCAGCACCCGACCGAGTGCGACGAGCCCGTGCGCTTGCCGCCGGCCGAGACGCAAGTCGTGTTGAGCGTGTCGAGGAACTTGCGCGCGTCCGAGTCGTGCCAGCCGGGATGCTCGCAGGACTGGTATTCCAGGCACGCTATCGCGTGGCGCGTCTCATCCGCGTTGAGCTTCCGGGCGGTCTCGATCTGGTCGCGGGTGAAGGATTCGAGGGCCTCTGGTGCGATGAGGTCGCTAGGATCTTCGTGTCGGTACCGGACGCTTGCGATGTTCTCGCGCATGAGCATGTCGGCGGTGGCTGCGGCTTTCGTGGGTTTCACGAGCCCGCGCTCCTGAGCGGCGCGGACGATCGCGGCGATGTGGGCGGTTGGGACGACAAAGGCGGACATGGTCTGAAGTCTCCGTGTTGGGTGAGTGAGCTTCCCGCGGCGTTCCACGTGGAGCGCCGCAAGCTGGTCACTCCGTGAAGCCTTGCCACTCGCAAGGCGCCTTGCTCGCGATCGCGCGAAAGCCGGGTGCCCCGTACTGGCTGCACTGCCACCAGCCCGTCAGGGAAGTGTTGCGGCGCAGCGGCGAGGCGCAGAGCGGGCACTTGCCCGTGGCGACGATCGCCCGTATCCGGGCCTGCTCGGCCGTGCGGCGTTCGGCCTGGATGCGGTAGGCGGCGCGGGTCGCGGCGGCCTTCTGTGCTCGGGTCATGGTCGTTGGTCTCCGACGTGATGGGTCCGGAAGGGAACCGGGGGGCCTTGCGGCCCCCCGAAGGGTCTTCAGCTTGCGGCCTGCGCCAGGAGGCGAGTGTTCGCGCGGGCGAACTTCTCCAGGCGGCCGCGAATCGCGGCAGCGCTCGCGCGGGCCTCTGCCTTTGCCTTCGCGTTGCGGGCCTTCTTCTGGGCCTCGGTCTGGCGGGTCAGGTGCGCGCGGTAGGCAGCGAGCGAACGGGCGGCATGGAAAGCTTTGGTCTTCGTGGTCATGGTCGTGTCTCCGTGTGGGTGGCAAGTCATTGATCTACTGAGGCGTATTCTGAGCCGTTTGGACGAAAAAGTAAACAAAAACAAGCACCTAGATGCGTGTGCGGCGCAGCAATGGTAGGGAAACGAGGGGGTTATCGATCTTTCCTGAAAATGCCCTTTCGGCGAAAAGGGTGAGGGACCATGCGCGGGCGAAAACCGAAACCGACTCATCTGCGGCTGATAGAGGGCAATCGCGGGCGACGCCCGCCGCCTCTCAACGAACCCAAGCCTCGCGGGAATCTTCAGACACCGCCCGGCTGGTTCACCGACCAGCAGCGCGAGGTGTGGCGCTACGCGATCGAGAGCGCACCGCCTGGACTGTTGAAGCTCCTCGACCGCGAGGTGCTCGCGATCTGGTGCGTCGCGAGTGAGATCTATCAACGCGCGATCGAGGCGCAGTCGCGCATCGACGCCGTTGGGGGGCTGCAGCTTCTAACGAAGACCCCGGAGGGGCATCTCGTGCAGTCCCCGTACCTGCCGATCATCAACAAGCAGGCGGCGATCATGTTGAAGGCCGCCTCGGAGCTTGGCTTCACGCCGAGCTCGCGCACCAGGGTCAGCGTCGACCCGAGCGATGCCGGCTCGCAGGACCCAGCGCAAGAGTTCCTCGGCGCGTAGGACCGAGGACCGCGTCGGCGCGTATGCGCGCGCCGTGCTCGCCGGCAGGATCATCGCCGGTCCGCACGTTCGCAACGCGTGCCGCCGCCACCTAGACGACAGGAGGCTCGGAGCAGGCCGCGGGCTCATCTGGGATCTGAAAGCCTCCGATCGCGCGATCAGGTTCTTCGAGACGGTTCTGCGCCTGAACAGCGGGCAGTTCGAGGGCGAGCCCTTCAAGCTCGAGCCTTCGCAGGCTTTCATCGTGGGGTCGATCTTCGGGTGGAAGCGCACGACGGACAAGTCGCGCCGCTTTCGGCGCGCGTACCTCGAGGAGGGGAAAGGGAACGGGAAACCGATTTTCGTAGGTACCCCGATTCCCACCCCCAGCGGCTGGTCAACGATGGGCGAGCTGCGCGTTGGCGACCGAGTGTTCGACGAGCAAGGAGCACCGCGAGTCGTGGTTGCGGCGAGCGACGTGATGCTCAATCGCGAGTGCTATCGCATGAGATTCTCCGACGGCGGGGAAATAATCGCTGAGGCTGGGCACCAGTGGGTCACGGCGCGGCTGAGAACCGGCGGCCGGCGCGGCGACAAGATACGCGGCGTCCCGCGATCGCAGTGGAAGCGTAGCGCGAAGGGGGCCGAGGGCCTGCGCACCACGGCAGAGATCGCGCGCACGTTGGTCGTGCCCAAGGGATCGGGCGCGCATCCGCAGGCGAAATGGAATCATCGCATCGAGGTCGCCAGGTCGCTGCAACTGCCCGCGGCGAGTCTACCGATCCCGCCCTATACGCTCGGCGCCTGGTTGGGTGATGGCGACAGCGCCGGCGGCCGCATCACCGCCGCTTTCGCGGATCGCGCGGTCATCGACCAGGTGGCAGCCGACGGGTTCGGCGTCGTGGAACGAAAGCCGCAGCGCCCCTCGACCGGGCGTTTCAGGATCACTGGCCTCACTGCGCGACTTCGCGCCCTGGGTGTGCTTCATAACAAGCACGTTCCGGCTCGCTATTTGCGTGGCAGTCACGCGCAGCGACTTGCGCTCCTGCAGGGGCTCGCTGATACCGACGGCTTCGTGTCTAAAGGCCAAGCGCAGTGCGAGATCACCACGATCAGCGCGCGGCTGCGTGATGACATCATCGAGCTGGTTCGTACGCTCGGACTGAAGCCGAGCTACAGCACGGTACGCGCCAAGGTAAACGGCAAAGACTGTGGCGAGGCGTTTCGGATTCAATTTCACGCCGGCGACGTGCCAGTTTTTCGGCTGCCACGAAAACTCGCGCGCCTGAAGCCTTCCCCGGCCGGAAGACGCGCGTTGTCGCGCGGACGAATGATCGTGGCCTGCGATCCGATTCCTTCGGTCCCGGTGCGCTGCATTCAGGTGGATGGCCCGTCGCACCTGTTTCTGGCCGGCACCAGCATGGTGGCGACGCACAACTCCCCGCTGCAGGCCGGCATCGGCCTTTACTGCATGCTCTCGGATGGTGAGCCACGCGCGGAGGTGTATGCAGCCGCCTCGAAAAAGGATCAGGCGATGGTCCTCTTCAGGGATGCGGTGGCGATGCGCGACCAGTCCCCGGCGCTGCAGTCTCGGCTCCTGAAGTCGGGCGCAAATCCGGTGTGGCAGATGACCGATCCGCGCTCGGGGTCGACCTTCAAGCCGATCTCTTCGGATGATGGTCAGTCGGGCCCGCGGCCCTCCTGCGCGCTGTGCGACGAGATCCACGAGCACAAGGACGGCGGGGCCATCATCGACATGCTCGAGCGCGGATTCAAATTCCGCCGGCAGCCACTCCTTGTCATGGCGACCAATTCCGGGAGCGATCGCAACACGGTGTGCTGGCAGGAGCATCAGCACGCGGTGCGCGTCGCCGCCGGCACGATGGCCCCGGATGATGAGTTCACCTACGTCGGTGAGCCCATCGATGATGAGACGTTCAGTTACGTCTGTGGCCTCGACAAGGACGAGGACTTTCTCGAGGACCCGAAGTGCTGGATCAAGGCGAATCCGCTCCTCGGGGTCATCGTGCGCGAGGAGACCATCGCATCAGCCGTGAAACAGGCGAAGCTCATCCCCGGCAAGGCGAACGGCGTTCTGCGGTTGCACGGCTGCGTGTGGACTGACGCCGACACCGCCTGGATGAGCCGCAAGGCTCTGGAGCGTGTGCTGTTTGATTTCGATCCGGCGATCCACGTGGGCAAGGAGCTGTGCGCCTCCGCGGACCTCTCGGGCGTTCAGGATCTCACCGCCACGGGTTTCTGCGTTCAAACTGGTACCGTCACGCGCGAGCGAGACGGCAAGCCGATCGAGCTTCCGACCTTCGATGCGTGGGTCGAGGTCTGGACGCCTCGCGACACGCTCGCCGAGCGGGCCTTGAAGGACCAGGCACCTTACGAGGTGTGGGTCAAAGGCGGTTGGCTGAATGCGATCGAGGGCAAGACGATCCGGCTCGACTTCGTCGCCGCGCGTCTTGCGGAAGTCTCAATCGAGTATCTGATAAGACTTCTCGCGTACGACCGCTACGCCTATCGCAAGCTCGAGGACGAGCTCGACAAGCTCGGCATCACGATCCCGCAGGTCGAGCATCCACAAGGGGGCGTCCGTCGCGCGAAGCCGCCCCAGGAGTGGATCGATGCGGCGAAGGCGAACAGCCAGGAGCCTCCGCAGGGACTTTGGATGCCAGGCTCGGTCGTCGCGCTCGAGACCCTGATCCTCGAGGAGCGCATCAGGATCCGCCGCTCCCCGGTTGTCATCTCCGCCATGATGTCGGCCGTCGTAGAGCACGACCCGTTCGACAACCGCTGGTTCTCCAAGCGCCGCGCGGTGAACAGGATCGACGCCCTGGTCGCACTCACGATGGCGGTGGGCGCCGCGACAGGCGCGCCCTCGTCCGGCCCCGGCTCCGTTTACGAGGAGCGCGGGTTACTCATCATCGGCACTTGAAGGAGCGGCGAGCCTGAGAAAATTTCCGCTGCCCGAGCTCGCACGCGACCTAGCCGGCCTCGCCGGCGCCGCTCTGATCTCTTACGGCGCCTGGAGAATATACCCACCAGCCGGGTTCCTCATCGGAGGGGCCCTGCTGCTCGCTGGCGCGTTTCTGAGCGCCCGGGCGGCCTGATGGCGCGGGGTCTATTTGGCGCGCTCGCGCGTGGGCTCGGGCCGCGGTTCTCGCGCACCAACGACACGACGCTCGATGCTTTGAATTGGGCCGACTGGGGCTGGTCGGTTCCGACCGCCGCGGGCGTGCTCGTGGGGCAGGCTTCTGCGATGCAGGTCGCAGCCGTCTTCGCCTGCGTGCAGATCATCTCCTACGATCTCGCAAAGCTCGGGGCGATGATCTTTGAGGGCGAGCGCCAGGGCGGCAAGCGCACGAAGGCGAAGGGACACTTCCTCTATCCGCTGCTGCGCAAGCCCGCGAGCTGGCTCACCTGGTTCGAGTTCTGCTCGATGCTGCAGGCGAGCGTTCTCTTGCGTGGCAATGGGTACGCAGTGATCCTGCGCGACCCGCGCGGGTATCCGACGCAGCTCGTGCCGATCAATCCCGATCGCGTCGCGCTCTGGGAAGCACCCGACGGCGAGCTCTTCTACATGGTCACGCGCTCGGGGCTCCACGAGATGGCAATGCTCGCTCGCGAGCCGCTTCTAATTCATTCGGACGACATCTTCCACCTGAAGGCGTTGTCGATGAACGGGCTTCTCGGCCTCTCACCGATCAGCATGGCCCGCGAGGCGATCGGCCTCGCGATTGCGCAGGAGCAACTCGCATCGCGGTGGGCCGCGAACAGCGCAAAGCCGAGCGGGGTCCTGCAGACCGAAGGCAAGCTGACCGCAGATGCGGCCAAGCGCATCGCCGATGATTGGAAGGCGTTGAACAGCGGACTCTACAACGCCGGCAAGACGGCGATCCTCGAGCAGGGCCTGAAATGGGAGCCGCTGTCGATGACTGCGCAGGATGTGCAGTTCATGGCCTCGCGGCAGTTCCAGCTCGATGAGATCGGCCGCATCTATCGGGTGCCCCCGCACATGCTGGGCGTGCAGCAGGGTCGCAGCGCCGGCGCCGGCATCACGCAGCAGGCGCAGGAGTATTTGAACTACACGCTCTCGACCTGGATCACCATGTGGGAGGAGCGCATCCCGTTCACCTTCGACCTCGACACCGATGAGATGTTCATCGAGTTCAATGTCGATCGGATATTGCGTGCGGATATTCAGACCCGTTATGCCGCGCACCGCGTGGCGCTCGGGGGAACGGGGTGGGCAACGCCCAACGAGGTGCGCGCCGAGGAGGGGCAGGACGACCTCGAGGGCGGCGACACGGTCTATCGTCCGGTCAACACGGCCCCGATGGATTCGGATGTCTTCGCAGGCCAGGCAGATCCGAACGACCCGACCGTCCCGGATGACACGAACCCAGGACAGGAGCAGCAGCCGGGGCTCGGATCTGATCAGACCGGAGAGGGCGCCGAGGGCGGCGGCCGGCCGCCAAAGAAAGGGATCAAGAAAGTCGGCAAGGTCGTCAACGGGCGCGCGGCGCCCATGCGCAAACGCAGACTGAATGGGAACGCGAGAACGTGAGACGCCTCTACACGCCAGAGCAGTTCGCAAGGCTCGCAGATGCAGACCAGCGCGACCCGCAGGCCGCAGTTGCATCGGCGATGGGCCTGGCAGAGCCCGCAGAGCCCGGTGAGTCCGGGCGCCTGATCCGTTACGTTCTATCAACGGGTGCGGTAGGCCGGGACTTCCACGTCGTCGAGCCCGAGGCCTGGCAGCTGCGCAACTATCTCAAGAATCCCGTCTTTCTCTGGGCCCACGATGACAAGCAGCCTCCGATCGGGCGGATGGTGCAGATCGGGGACGTGGCCGGGGTTCTCAAGGGCACGGTCGAGTACGCGGAGCGCGACCTCAACCCGTTCGCCGACATGATCTATCGGCTGACGCGGGCCGGGTACCTGAATGCGGTCTCGACCTCGTGGCAGCCGCTCGAGTGGTCGCTCTCGAAGGACAGGGCTCGGCCGGGCGGGATCGACTTCAGCAAAGTGGACCTCCTCGAGGTGAGCCAGGTCCCAATCCCCGCGCTCCCCGAGGCGCTTGCGACCGCGCGCTCGCAGGGGATCGACACGAGCCCGCTCTATGAATGGGCCGAGCGAATTCTTGACAGCGGCGGCATGGTCTTCGTGCCGCGCGCGGAAATCGAAAACCTACGGAGAGCCGCAAAAATGGCGAGTCCAGTGAGCAGAGCTACCGGGTCGGACTGGAAGGTCGGAGCCTCGAAGAACCTACCGATCGAGGATTCCGATTCGTGGGACGGCGCGGCCGCTCAGAAGTCCATCTTTGAATGGGCGGGCGGGGATGAGTTCTCCCCGGCCAAGGCGCGCAATGGCTTTCTCGTTTACGACGCATCCGAGCCCGACAAGCGCGGCTCCTACAAACTGCCGATCGCCCACGTCGTCGACGGGGAGCTGAAGGTTCCGAAGGGCGCCATCCGCGCGGCGCTCTCGCGCATCTCGCAGACCGACATCCCCGATGATGTGAAGAAGTCCGCGCAGACCGTGCTCGATCATTACAAGGAAAAGGCCGGCATCGGCGAGGACGACGAATCGAAGGAGGAGCGCGCGCTCGTCGGCGAGGAGGACGAGGAGGCCCAGGAGGATGCGGACAAGGAGGGCGGCAAGGGCGACGGCGATGAGGAGCAGCGCCGCGCCGCATCCGCCGGCAAGTCCAAAGATGACGAGGAGGATGAGGACGAAGACGACGAGGAGGACGAGGACAAGGAGCGCGCCGGGACGAAGGGCGAGGAGGATGACGAAGATGAGGATGACGAGGACGACGAGGAGGACGACGACGAAGAGGAGGAGGACACCAAGGGAAAGGGGAAAGCCGGCAAGGGGAAGACTGCCACCACCAAGGGCAAGGGCGGCGCCGGTCGCAGAGCCTCCCCGGTGAGCCGCCGCATCGGGGCCCCGAGGTTTCGCCGCGGCCTCTACGAATGCGGCCAGCTCGGCTACCTCCTCATGCAGCTTGGCTTCATGCACGATCACTCAACGATCGAGGAGGCGCTCGAGCAGGACGAGGATTCTGACTTGCCGCAGCTCCTCGGTGAGGCCCTCCAGGCCGCGGCCGATGCGTTCCTCGCTATGGCGAAGGAGGAGACCGCAGAGCTTCTCGAGCAGATCGAGGGCGGGAGCGATGAACTCCCGGACGGGGAGCGCGCCTGGGTCGCGCGGGCCACATCCCCCCGCACCAGGGCATTCCGGCGCGGCATCGCGTGCGTACGCGCGGGCCGGACCCTCTCGAATGCGAATCAGGAGAAGCTCGCGACCGCGCACGGGCACCTCGACCGCGCGCTCAAGCACCATCGCGCGCAAGGCGAGCATCAACAGGCCGTAAGCGAGCACGCCGAGGAGTTGCGCAGCCTCCACAAGCGCGCCGTCTCAACGCTCGCAGAGCTTGGCTACGATCACCACCGCGTAACTCGCGCGATGGACGGCATGTCCGAGCGAATCGAGGAGCTCTCCGACCGGCACTCGGATGCGTGCGACTCGCACAGCATGGTCGGGCGCTCGATCAAGAGCGGCCAGCGGTGCATGCGCTCGGTGATGGACGGAGCAGCACCGGCCGAGGATGAATCCAGGAATACCGACCCGGAGTCTCGGGCGGCGCGCCTCGAGCGCGCGCGGAAGCTCCGCATCGTCCCGAGCGGTGATTGATTGATTCCCTAAACCTCGCGCGCGGCGACGCGAGCGCCTTCCCTTCGGCCGCCTAGGCAGCGGCTTTGTCATACGGAGTCCCTGAAAAATGTCTGAGAAACTTGCTGCCCTGAAACAGCGTCGCGCTGACCTTGCGGCCCGTCTCGAGCTGCTCATCGATGATCCGAAGCAATTCGGCTCGACGGAGCGGGAGATCACCGAACTCGACGCGATGATCACCCGCGCTCAGCGAGCGCAGGATATCTCCCGCGGCCAGGCTCGGCCGTCCACCGAGGAGGCTACCGACCCCTCGCCGTTCTCGGCTGGGGCGCTCGTCGCCGCAACGCCCGAGCTGCGCACGGCGCGGGCCTCATGGGCCATGTCCGATTACGTCGCGCACGCGCGCGGTGTGACCGGCTTCAAGCCCGAGTCGAGCAAGCATTTCCGCAGCTTCGGCGAGCAGCTGCGGGCCATCGTCCAGCACTACGCAGGCGGGACGACCGACGGGCGCCTCGTGCGAGCCCCGGCCGGTGCTGGTGAAACGGATCCCTCTGCGGGCGGCTTCCTGGTGCAGTCGGACTTCGCATCGGCGGTGTGGACGCGCGCCTACGACATGGGCGAGATTCTGGGCCGCGTCTTCAAGCTCCCGATCTCCGCCAACGCAAACGGAATCAAACTGCCGGCGGTCGATGAATCGAGCCGCGCGACCGGCAGCCGCTGGGGCGGTGTGCAGTCGTACTGGGTCTCTGAAGGAGACGGTGCGAACGCGACCAAGCCGAAGTTCCGCTTGATCGAGCTCGACCTGAAGAAGCTCATGTCGGTCATGTACGTCTCCGACGAGCTCCTCGCAGACCAGACGGCCCTCGAGACGATCGCAAGCCAGGCGTTCTCCGAGGAAATCATGTTCATGACGGAGGACGGCATCGTCGAAGGGGACGGCGTCGGCAAACCCCTGGGCATCCTCAATGCCCCCGCTCTCGTCACGGTCGCGAAGGATAGCGGGCAGGCGAGTGCAACGCTCTCGCTCAACAACATCGTCAATATGTGGTCGCGGTGCTGGATCCGCTCGCGCAAGAACTCGGTCTGGTTCATCAACCAGGATGTCGAGCCGCAGCTCTACCAGCTCTCCCAGACGGTCGGGAGCGGTGGCTTGCCGATGTTCCTGCCCGCCGGCGGCCTCAATCAGAGCCCGTACTCGCAGCTTTTCGGGCGCCCGGTGATCCCGATCGAGTACGCATCGACCCTCGGCACTCCGGGGGACATCATCCTCGCGGACTTCAGCCAGTACGTCCTCGCAGACAAGCGCGGAATGCAGGCGGCAACCTCCATGCATGTGCGGTTCCTCACCGATGAGATGACGTTCCGCTTCACCTACCGGGTGGACGGGAACCCCCTCTGGCAGACCGCGCTCACCCCGTTCAAAGGCTCGAACACCAAGAGCCCGTTCATCGTTCTGGCGCAGCGCTAACTGCGGCTGCAAAGGCGGCCTTTCTCGCGGCGGCGCGCTCTGCGTGCGCCGCGAAGGGGCGCCTCTTCTGGTGCGGGATCCCCACCCGTGCCCTATCTACATCCCGGTTGCCCGCAATGGGGGGCGGGTCGAGGTAGACCTCAGTGTCAAGGCAATTTCAATTCTCCTACCAGTGCCCGCCCATCGGAATGCTGCCCCCGGCTGCGGATGCCGCCGGCCGTACCGGCACCTACAAGTCTCTGCGCAACTGCAGCGGCAAGGTCGCCGTGGTCTGCCGCGTCAACCAGGGTAACGCGGCGCAGGTGACGTTCACGATCCTGCAGGCCACCTCGAGCGCCGGGGCGGGCTCGAAGGCCATCGGCACGAATGCACAGCCGCCCGTGTTCTATAACGCCGACACGACTGCCTCCGACACGCTGGTCTCTCAAGGTCCGGCGACCAACGGCGCATTCCAGTGCGGCACTGCGCTCAAGGATCAGATCGTGGTGTTCGAGTTCGACCCCGCAGACTGCCTCGACCTTGCGAACGGATTCAATCACATCGCGGTGGAAACCTCGGCATCCAACGCCGCGAACATCACCGAGGCGTACATGGAATACCTGGGCCGCTTCCAGCAGCAGGTTCCGCCGGCCTCCGAGGTCTAGGCCAACGACGAGGGAAGGGCGCAAGGGGTCGCGGGGCAACCCGCGGCCCCTTCGACCAGCGACTCAAGTTCCAATCTTTCTGTAGGAGCACTCGATGAGCCAGACCATTCAGCTGCGATCCCATTCGGATGCGCTGGGCAACCCGCAAAGCGAATACGACGCGGCCACCTCCGAGACCGTGCAACTCTTCAGCACCGTGACCTTCGGGGACGACTTCATCGGTCCGGGGCACTCGGCGATCCCCGCGGGCGGGTCCCCTGCGGTGGGCTATCCCTGGTGCTCGAAGATCCAGAAGACCTCCGGGAGCCCGACCGTCGCGGTGGTCGCGAATTTCTCCGGCGGTGCGGTCGCCTGCGCGCTCGATGCGACGAGCGAGAAGCAGGAGGCCACGCTCTACGCAAACGACGAGCTCAACTGGGACATGACGAAGTGCGCCATCTGGGAGGCGCGCATCAATGCATCCGTGGTGCCGACCGGCGTCTGTGAGGCTGTCTTCGGGCTCATGTCCGCCTGGATCGACGGGCCGGACAACAATGCCTATTACGCCCGCTTCCAGATGTCCGGCAACGGCAACATCAACATGCAGACCAAGGACGGGGTCAACACGATCTCGGCATCGACGGGCATCGTTGCGGTCGCAGGCACCTTCCATCTCTTCCGCATCGATGCGACGGACCCGACCAACGTGCGATTCTTCATCGACGGAGTCGAGGTCTCGACCCCCCACCAGATGAGCTTCGCTGCGACCGGCGCGAATGCCGTGCTCGAGCCCTACTGCACCGTGTACAAGGCCTCGGGCGTGGGTGTCGGGACGCTGCAGCTCGACAAGGTCGATCTCGGGATGAACCGGCTCTAAGAAGAAGGCACGCCCACATGGCGGAAATAGATCTTCAAACAGCAACCATCGCGGCCGGCCAGGCGCTCTCCGGGCCGGTCGCGATCGGCAACAAGGAGCTGGTCGGGCTCCAGGTTCCCTCCAACTGGACCACCGCGGCGATCACACTTCAGGCCTCGATCGATGGGGGCCAGACCTGGAGCGAGGTCTGGGACGGCACCGCGGGAACGGAGGTTGAGATCCCGAGCCTCACGGGCGGCTCGCTGCAATACTACGTTGCGATCGACCCGACGAAGCTCCGCGGGATCAGCCTCTTTCAGATCCGCTCTGGCACGCAGGCCTCTCCCGTCAACCAGACCAACCTCGTAACCCTCACGCTCGTCACACGCCTCGTCTTCTGACGTGCAGAGCCAGACGGCAAGCTACGTCATCACGCAGCTGCTCGAGCCTCCTGCGTCCTATACGCTCACGACGCTCGCCAACATCAAGGACGAGCTCGGCCTCAACTCAAGCGACACGAGTAACGATGCGACCCTCACTCGTATGCTGAACGAGGAGTCGGCGGGGATCGCGCGCTACTGCAATCGCGTGTTCGGCCTTGCCACTTGGCAGGACGTGTATCGCCCGCAGCGCGGGGTATGGGGCGAGGGCGTGCGCTCAGCGCTCAACCCGCTGAAGCTCACGAGGTGGCCGTTTCAGGGGCCCGTCGTGGAGATCATCGGCAACACCTACGAGGGCGAGCAGCTCGTCGACGGCATCGCAAGTCTTCAGGGCCTCGCGGTCGATCAGCTCTTCTCCGGACCTGGCATCCCGAGTGGCGCCACCATCACGGGCCTGGGTTCAGGCTCGATCACGATCTCCGAGGCCGCGACCGAGAGCAATAGTGCGATTGCGCTATCGGCCGGAATCAGCGTCGTTGAGACCATCGACGGGAACGACATCGGCCTTGCGGCAGGCTCGGGCTTTGAGGTGCAGGCGGGATCACTTCTTCCGGGGGATGAGGGCCCGGGAATGCTCTATCGCCTGAATGAGGCCGGTAATCCCAGGACCTGGGCCGCGGTGCAAGTCACGGTCATCTACCAGGCCGGCTACCAGCTCCCGAACGATGACACGCCGAACATGCCCCTTGACCTCCAGAGGGTGTGCGAGCAGATCCTCGTCGGGCGTTTCAAGTCGAAGGGGCGCGATCCGAAGATCGTCGAGAGAAGCCAGTCCGGCCAGGTCGGGCTCGAGCGGTTCTGGGTGGGCGCGGCGCCGGGTCAACGCGGACCGTACCCGAATGAGATTCTCGATGTGCTCGATCGCTATCGCGTGCCGGTGGTCGCCTCCGCATGATGCCGATCATGTCCGTGCGGCTCGACGGGGACCGCGAGCTCGAGGCGAGGTTCGATCGCTTCCCGGCCTTTGCGCGCCGGCAACTCGCTGCACGCATCGATCAGATCACCGAGGAGCTCGAGGGGCGCGTCGAGGTCGCAGCTCCGGTCCGGACTGGACGCTTGAGGAGCGAGATCCGCGGGCGCACCTTCACGGACAACCCCGAGCGCGTTGCGGGGTACGTGGCCGTGTTCGCCCCAGGGATCGCCGGCGAATACGCGAAAGCTGCGACGCTCGAATACGGTTCCAACAAGGCGCGCAAGATCTTCGAGCGCGCCGGCGCCCTTGCGCGCCTCGGCGGTCAACGCCGGCGCGTTCTCGCAAGGCTCACCAAGCCCGTGCATATCGCGGCGTTTGAGTACCTGCGCGGGCCATTCGCTCAAATGGAACCGGAGATCCGGGCGCAACTCGAGGAGGCGATCGCCCAGGCGGCCGCGCAGGGGGGCGATGTCGCATGAATGGGCCGAAGTGGGCAGGAGTGGGGACAAGTGGGTAGACCATCGCGAGAGAGCGTCATGCAGGCGCTATTTTCGACGCTGGTCGGAGCCCTGCAGGTGTCCTTCACGGCAACCACCGAGGCCAACTCCGAAGTCCTCACGAACGTCTCAAGCCTCGCCGGGCTCTTCCTGGGCCTCCCGGTCTTCGGGCCTGGCATGCAGCGGGAGTGCTACATCGAGGCGATCGATACGGTGGGCGGAACGGTCACATTGACCGAGCCTGCTCTTGCGTCCGGGACCGCGGTCGCCCTCACGACCGGATTCCAGACCACCGGCCGCAGGATCAAATTCTGGAGTGATGTTGCCGCGCAGCCGGCCCTCTTCCTCCGGGGCATGGACGAGGATCTCGAGTACCAGAACATCATCCAGCAAGCGCAGACGATCCGCGCCGAAGTGTGGGTCTACGCGAACGCTGGCTCCGACCCGGACGCGGTGCCAGAAAGCCTGCTCAACAACATTCTCGATGCGCTGCAGGCGGCCTTCGCCCCGGATGACCCTATGCAGCAGCGCTTCACCCTCGGGGGGCTCGTCTTCTGGTGCCGCATCGCCGGGCGCCTGGACAAGCTGACCGGCGACATCGACTCGCAGGCGATCGCGGTCGTGCCGGTAGAGATCACCGTTCCGTAGAAGGAGCATCAATGCGAACTCTTCGTAAGGGCCTGCTCCTCGCGGGCCTCGCGGCCCTGCTGCACCTCTCCCCCGCGCACGCTCAGCAGCATCCGATCAAGTGCAGCACCTCGGCGAACTGCAATTTCTCGAGCGGCCCTGCGAATACCGGGACGGGCTACCCGCTCTGGCAGGCCTTCGGATTCATCAACAATGATCTCGGGGAGCTCTTCAACATCAACGGTCTCATGTATGGGACCAACGGGGGCGCGCCGGCGAGCATCCTGCCCGGAGCCCTTGGTACGTACTGCCTCAACTGGGCGATCAGCCTTGCAGATCCACCGACGACCGTGACCTGCCCCGGCGGGGCAATCTTTCAGGTCAACGGTACGCTCCTCGACAGCAGCACGACGATCAACTTCGAGAATTCCGCAGCGACCGACGGCCTCACGATCGGCTTCATCAACCCCTCGAGCGGCAACATCCAGCTCACCCTCTCTGGCAGCTACTCCGGATCGCTCGCGAGTGCGACGGGGCTCCCTCTGGGGTCTATCACGGGCTTTGGCACCGGCGTTGCGACCTTCCTCGCGACCCCCTCGGCGGCCAACCTCGGGAGCGCGGTGACCGGCGCGAGTCTGGTTGCCGGCACGAACGTCACGATCTCGGGCACCTGGCCGAACCAGACCATCAACGCAAGCGGCGGTGGCGGGTCTCTTCCCAGCTGCACGGTGGACCAGCTGATCTACTACGCATCGACGGGCACGACCGGGTCATGCCTCACGCTCGGCACGAATCTCAGCATCACGAGCGGAACGCTGAACGCGACGGCAGGCGGGGGCGGGGTGAGCTCCTTCACCGGCGATGGTTCGCTCATCAGCAATTCTGGCTCGACGGGCGGGGTGACGGTCACGCTCGCCAACACCGGCGTCGGATACGGGGTGTGGGGGAACACCGGCTCCTCGAGCGGGGCGGCCGGGTACCACGCGATGTCCTCCTATCCGGCGGCCGCGTTCCCGACATTCCCCAGCACGCAGATCAGCGGGCTTGGCACCTTCGCGACGCAGAACTATGCGACACCGCCTGCGATCGGCGCCACGACCCCTGCGGCCGGCGCATTCACGACGCTGTCCGCTACGGGACAGTTCACCTCGACGGTCAACACCGGCACGCCACCTTTCGTGGTGTCCTCGACCACGAACGTTGCGAACCTCAATGCATCCTCGTTGAATGGCGCCACATTTGCTTCGCCCGGCCCCATCGGGAGCACTGCTCCCTCCACCGGAGCATTTAGCAATCTGAGCGCTAGCGGGGCTCTTTCGGGCACCGCCTTTTCAAATTACCTTTTGACCCCGCCGCCCATCGGTACGACTACACCGGCCGCGGGTGCTTTCACCACACTTGGAGTGACCTCCTCAGGTGCTGCCAGCACCCCCGCGCAATCGTGGACGGGGGCGCCATTTGCAGGCGGCACCGGGACCACCACCGTGCCTTTGCTCTACTGCAATGACGGCACTGCTCCATCCACCTGGAGCACCAACGGGACCGAGTTCGGCTGCAATGCTCCTTCGAGTTTCCTCGGCAACTTCTTTGACATGCACGTGAACGGTGGCGCTTCGGTCTTCTCTGTCACCTACCAGGGCGTCATCAGCGGGATCGGAACCGGTCTCAGCGGTACGGCGAGCAGCCTCAACATCGGTGGCAACGCCGCGACCGCGACGAATCTTGCAAGCTATCCAGCATTGTGCACCGGGGGGCAGTTTTCACAGGGGCTCTCATCCGGCAGCAACAATTGCGCGACTCCGTCCGCGAGCGCATCCTCGATCACGCCCGGTACCACGACGGTCTCCGGAGCGACCGCCCCGTGCCTCATCGACAACTCGACCGGCACGACGATGGGGTGTGCGGCGATCGGCCAGACCCTTGCGCTCGCGAGCAACACGCTCAACACGACAGCGCCGCAGCGTACGGCGACTTCCTCCCCGACCGTTGCTTCGACCGACATGGGCGGGGTCATCGTGTCGAACGTCTCAGGGGGCGGCACGCTCACGATCCCTGCGATCAGCTCGTCGGTCTTCCCGGCCAACACCACCCTCACCGTCATCAATTATTCGACCTCGACGGAGACGGTCTCGAGCACCCCGACGGTCAACTCAGGCGGCGGTTGCGTCACGGGGACCGGGATCCCGGCGGGTGCGACCTGGGAGCTCATCTCAAACGGCACCACGATCGATTGCAACCAGACCGTCAGCACCGCAAGCGGCGGGATGGTCTATCCCGGCGCGGGCATCCCGCAGTCCACCGGAAGCGCCTGGGGCACGAGCATCACCCCCGGGACGGGCGTCGTCACCGCACTCGGCGACGCTGTCAACGGCACGGGCGGCCTTCTCACGTATTCGATCATCGGCACCTCCGGCGCCACACTCGGTCTTCTCAACACGAACAATACCTTTAGCGGCGCCTCGGTCTTCTCGGGAAGCGTTGCGCACACGGCTACCTCTTTGCCACTCCAAGCAGCAGGAACTCTAGGGGTTGCAGGTGAGACCAGCACGCCGACGCTCGGGGCAGCAGGCGAGGGCGATATCTACCTGCTCTCCACGACCGGGGGCCTTGCCTTCATCGGCGAAGGATCGACCAACGACCTCAGCTTCTTCAACAAGAACGGCACGTCGGTCTGCACGGTCGCAACCGGAACGACGAACTGGAATTGCACCGGCCTTGAGGTCGGCGGGACGAATGTCGTCACAGCGGGCGCGAACAGCAGCATTACCTCGCTCACAGGACTCACCACGGCGCTATCTGCCGGCCAGGGCGGCACCGGCTCGAGCACGGTCCCCTCATCCGCGCAAATACCAGTGGGCAATTCCGGGGGTACCGCCTACGCGCCGCAGACCCTCTCAGGTGACGGCTCCCTCACGAGCGCAGGCGTACTGAAGGTCACCGCGACCAACGGGACCTCCTTCAGCGTGCTCGCCACCACGGTGCCTGGGACCGGCGTTGCCGCCGCGCTGGGCGACAACATAGGCAGTGCAGGCGCGCCCGTGGTGTACGGGGGCGCTGGCGGCACGCCAAGTTCGCTCACCTGCACGAACTGCTCAGGGACCGCGGCAAGCCTCGTAGCTGGCTCAGCGCTCGTCCCCGAGCGCACCGTCACCTCCTCCCCCACGGTCGCATCAACGGACATGGGCGGCCAGATCGTGGCCAACGTGTCGGGCGGCGGCACGCTGACCATTCCAGCGATCAGCTCCTCCATCTTCGCGGCGAACATGGCGCTGCGCGTCGTCAACTACTCGGCCTCGACGATGGCGGTGTCCACGACGCCGACCGTGAACTCCGGGGGCGGGTGCGCGAGCGGCACGGGCATCCCCTCGGGAGATACCTGGAGCATGGTGTCAAACGGCACCACGATTGATTGCTCGCAGACGGTGAACTCGAGCAGCGGCGGGGGCGGCGGCGTCACGATCGGCAATGCAGTGTCGGGGGGCACCGCTAACACGCTGCTCTATACCAATTCCGGCACGGACGTTGCGAACGCGAGTTCTGTACCGCTCGGCTTTACGACTACGCCGATCGCGCTCACCGCAGTCTCAAGCAACTTCACGCCGAACCTCTCGGGCGCCTCGAGCTCCAATCAGTTCACGCTGACCCTGGGGAGCGGCGATACTATCGCCAATCCCACGGGCTCGATCGCAGGCGAATCCTTCACGCTTGCGATCTCGCAGCCCTCCTCGGGCGGCCCATACACCGTCTCCTGGGGCGCTGGCTATTCCTGGGCCGCAGGTAGTGCGCCATCGCTCAACACTGGTGCGAATGCCGTCACACTGGTGAATTGTGAAGTCATCACGACCACGCCGACGATGGTGTGCTATGGGCCGGTGAACGGAGCGTTCCTTGCGAGCACTAGCGCGCAGAATCCCTCTGCTCCTTCCAGCACCAGCGCATTTTCCGCTCAGGGTCTTTCAAGTGGCGTAACGCGGTTCACGCCGACTACCACGGGCAACATGACGATTACGGTGAGTGGTAGCACCGCTTGCGGTACCGGGACCTGTACTGCCGCAACAGCCGGGGTTGAGTACTACATCATGTATGGCACCGGCAACGGCAACGCCAACGGGAGCACGACGCTCGGGACGACCTGTGGAGGCACGCAGGAGTATAGAAACGGCGCTGCCGTGACCTCGGGTGATGGCCCAAATAGACCGTTCTCGATCACCTGCAATGTTTCGGGCCTCACTGTGGGGACTGCCTACTATGTAGATCTCGCTGCGGAAGCGGTCACCACCGCCTCCAGCGTCGCCCTTGCGAACGTAGTGATCTCAGCGCAGGAGGCTCGCTGATGAAACGCCTTGCTCCCCTGCTCATTGCTCTTGCTGCCGCTGGAATCGCCTGGGCGCATCTCGCGCAGTTGATGCCGATTCCGCTGGGGAGACCGTACACCGCGCAGAACGTGCTGAACCTCGTGAGCGTGGCGCCGACTTCGTATGACTACGTCACGGGATCATCCTCAGGGACCGTTGTTGGGACCGCGGCTGGTCTAGTGACGGGCACCAGTACCGCGGCGTTCTCGGGCACTTATGCACTGTCTGGAAGTAACGCCGGCGAGTTTACGATCAACTCATCCACTGGCGTCATTACCACAAACGGCTCAACACCGACCTGCTCCAGCACAACGGTCATAAACAACATCAACGTGGTCGCCACTGACCAGTACGCCTATGGTTCTCCCTACACCCAGGCAATCACCATCACGTGCGTACTCAATGACGCCCCGGAGATTGTGCAGCATTGGGATACGGCCACCAGTTCTGCCGGCAGCGGCCAGCCGGCTGGCAATAACTACCAGCTCAATGTGCAGCCGACCGGCTCGGGCGACATAGTTGTGCTGGCATTCACTGGCGTGAGCGGGGATACGGTCTCCAGCATTACCGACAGCGCAAGCGATACGATCCCGGCCGCAGTATGCTCCGCTGACAACGGCTCAACGAATGGGCTGAGCTACCTTTACGTGATTGCGCCGACAGCTGGCGTTACCTGGTTCAAGATCGCCTTCAGTGCGTCATTCACGGAATTCAATTACGTTCTTACCGAGTACAACAACATCGCCTCAGCCACCGCGCAGGGACACAATTGCCAGGCGGGACTCGCGAGTACCGCGGGCACGGTGACTCCGACGAGCTTCACTCCGACTAGCAACTCGAACGGGAACCTAATCTACAACTACACGGCGCTTGCGACGGGGACAAATTCCCCTGCGTGCAACGCAAGCGGCTACACGCCCGCAAGCGGCTTCGAGCGCTTCGGCGGCAACACCTCCGACTGGATCAACGGCGATGGCTATGGCTTCCAGAGCGTCATGCAGACGGAAACTCAGCTGACGGCCGCCGCTGTCTCAGCATCGGTCACGATGGCCGGGGAGACTTGTTCTAGCGGCAACGGCGATCCATTCAATTCGTTAACAGTGGCCCTTCAGATCGGGGCCGCTGGGATCGCCTATCCGACCAGCATCCATGTGGTCCAGACGCAGCAGTTGACGACTGACAATTTCGGTAGCCCGAACCTGCCATCGTCGTTTTCGATTCCATTTTCCTCGCTCGGCAATCTGCGCGTCTTCATGTTTGAAGCCGTGAACGGTAACGGGTCCTGGGATACCGCGAACGGCACGGTGACCAGCTCAGACGGGTGTAACTTCACCCAGGTGACCGGCGCCAACACCGGCACCTACGTCTATTACGCGCAAAATTGCAGCCCGTGCTCGAATTGCACGATCACATTTCCGCTGCACAGCGGCACGGCGCTCGCCAATACGGCCGGCAAGTTCTACGACGTAATCAATGCATCATCGTCATCGTATCTCAACGAGGCGGATGCCGCTCTGAGTTGCTCTACAGGGTCAATCGCAGCGGACCCGAGCATAACGCCGTCTTCCGCGCCCGGATTGACTCTTGCAATGGTAGGCGTTGGGAACGGTCCGGCCAATGGCGCCACAGCACCCTCCGGACTCGTCTACGCGGTACCCCAGTTCACAGGGCAAAGCGACGGTGAGCACCTGGCCTTTGGCGATGCTCATGCGTTCTACAATTATTCGAGTACCACCGCGCAGAGCTGGACGTGGACAATCGCCGGTACCGGCACAACCTGCGGTGGCCTTGCGGCGGCGTTTCACTGATGCGTTTGAGAGCACTCGTCCTCCTGCTGTGCGGTGTGTTGCTGCCCGCCGCTGTCATTGCGCATCACGGCCGAGGCGCGGCGGCCAGTGCGAATGCCGATCCTACCTCGGGGCTCATCGCAGCAGCTTCAGACGGCTGGGCCAACTGGAAAGTCGCCGGCATGAACGCCATGCCGCTCACGGCTTCAATCGCAACCAGCGGCACGATGACGGTCACCTATTCGCCATCCAACGCGTTGGGCCCCAGCGAGGTACTAAGCGGTACTGGGGTGCCGAGCGGTACCACAATAACCGCCTTTGGCAGTGGCAGTGGTGGCACCGGGACGTACACTGTTTCCCCTGCTCCATCAGTCGCGATCTCGAGCGAGACGATGACGGCTGCGGGCATCCCCAATCGCACGACAATCTACACGACGCTGTCTCCGAGCGGTGGGGACGATACGTCCGCAATCACGACCGCGCTCTCAAATTGTCCGAATGGCGAAGTGGTGCTGCTCAATACCGGCGTCTATCACGTCTCGGGCGGCGGTATCACGATCACGAACTCAGGCTGCACGCTGCGCGGCTCCGGCCCCGGGCAGCAGCTCAGCACCGGCCTCAACAAGGTGGGCGGCGGCGGCACGGCGCGCAGCTGCGCCAGCGGCACGCTCACCACGTACGGCGACGGCAGCTTCTGCACCGACAGCACGGCCACGCAGATCATCAAGTCGGACCGCGCGACGGACGAGGCCGACGTGCCAATCCACGTTTACACCTCGGGCGACAACGAGTGGAACACGTCCTATACGCTCGCCTCGGATGCCGTGCAGGGAGCCTACAGCATCACGCTTACGAGTGCGCCCAGCGGGTTGTCGCCCGGCAGCATTGTGTGGCTCGACGAACTTACAACGAGCGATCCTAACGTCGTCTGGGGACCGTCATTTGGGGGCTCGTACAACGAGATCGGCTACGGCATGCGCGTTGTGGATTCGAGCCTTGCCGATGTGATGGAAGTGGCCTCGGTGAGTGGTGATACCGTCACCTTCGACACACCGATCACCTACCCGTACCACACCGCCTACTCGGCCAAGCTCACCACCTACCCCAACCCGTGGATCAAGGGCGTGGGCATCGAGAACCTCTTCACGTGGGGCGGCGCGGGCAACATCTCCATCGGGCAGTGCGCGTACTGCTGGGTGAAGAATGTGGAGTCCACCTGGACCAACAACCCCAGCATCGAGCTCGCCGGCACCTTCCGCAACGTGCTGCGCGACTCGTTCATCCACGAGACGGACAACCCGAGCCCGGGAGGCGCCGGCTACCAGATCGCGATCGACGGCGGGTCGGCGGAGGACCTGATCGAGAACAACATCTCTTGGTACGGCAACAAAGTGGTGGTGATGCGCGCGGCGGGAGGCGGCAACGTGTTCGCCTACAACTATACCGACGACGCTTTCGGCGAGACGTACCCGGACAGCCCCGAGGCTGGGATCAACGCCGCGCATCTCACCACATCGCACCTCGAGCTGTTGGAGGGAAACTACAGCCAGAACTACAAGGGGGACACGTACTGGGGCAATAGCATTTTCATCACTGCCTTCCGTAACTGGCTGACCGCGCACCGCGCGGCGCATGCGCCCCTCAACACCTACACCTACACGAGCGACTGCACGCACGACTACGGCGACTACGTGGGAGGCGCCCGCGCGGCGGTCGACATCCAGGCCTACAGCTTCAACCATAACATCGTCGGGAATGTGCTGGGGATGAGCGGGCAGCAGTTGCTCACCGAGCCCTCAGGGTGCGACGAGGGGGCGCAGACGGCGTGGGTATTGCAGGTCACGACGGAGACGCAGTACAACGGACTCGCGACCGGCAATAAGGTCCCCGTCTGGCAGCTCGGCGCCTACCAGGCAAGCGTCAACACCAGCGGCAGCTTCACGTTCTCGGACTGCGCCAGCGAGGGATCGCAGACCGGCGGCAACTGGACGTTCGACAACTGCACGGTCAATACCCAGACCCGCACGGCGAACTGGGACTGGAACACGAGCGCCGAGCACTGCTACGGGACGGGAGGGACAACGGACCTCGGATGCAGCGGCGTCACGCTCCCCAGCTCCTTCTACCTCGCCTCCGCCCCTGCATTCTTCCAGGGCCAGACCTGGCCGTGGGTGGACCCCACCACAGGGAACACCTACACGCTACCCGCCATGTACTGCTTCCAGCAGGGCAAGATGCCCACGTGCACGCTGCCATGAAATACATCGTCCGAATCGCCTCCGCCCTCGCGCTCGCCTGCCTCCTGCTCATTGCAGGCGGCCCGCAGGCTGATGCGCACCACGGGCGCGGGGCGGCCTCGGGCAGTCCGCTGTCGCTGCCGCTCGTGCAGACCAGCGATCTGAGCTCAATTTTCAATTTCTTGGGATCGTTTACGATCCCAAAGGGAAGCTCCACCGGGTTCAACTACTACGCGGGAGCTCTCACCGTATCCGGTTCGACCATGTATCTCGCGAGCGACGCTTACGATCCTTACGACACGAATAATTACATCATCGGGGGGATGGGGACGATCACGTTGCCCACGCTCTCCGGGACCCCAAATTATTCAGGCACCAATGGAACTGCGACCGTCACGCAAGTGCCGGTCTTTTCGACGCAGATAGTGGCGCCGAGCAATTACAGCGTGGCTTCTACCCCGATGACGGGGGACACGAGCGCGACACTGACTAGCTTACCCGCGGGATTTGCCGCGAATGCGGGTTGGTACGTGAAGTTCAGCGGTTCGAACTCTCCGGATGAGCTAGTCACTGGGCTGACTGGAGACACCTTCTCGTGGGGTGCTGCGCTCACCGGCAGCGGGTATAGCACTACGGTATCTGTGCACCAATGGTATCCGGCAGCCCCTTGGGGCGCCGCCAGCGGTTTCAGGATTACGGGAGCGATGGTTTCCGGCAGCACGCTCTATCTGACGGGCGGCACGTACTATGACGCGAACTGTAATCAGCAATTGGGGTGGTTGCTGCCGGTAACGCTCCCGCTGACCTCGAACCCGTCAAGTTGGGGCACGGTCAATACAGTGCAGGGCGTGAGCACGCAATCCAATCGCCAATTCGCTGGCACCATCGCGCCCATCCCAAGTCTGTGGCAGGCCACTCTGGGCGGAACGGCATTCGTTGCGGTAGGAGCTGGGCTTTCGATCGACAGCTGCTATGTACCTCCGGGGTTCAACTTCGCGACGTTCAGTCAAGCCAATGCGAGCTTTTCTGGCGCGTCAGTCCCACTCAGTCAGTTCCTCGCCTATTCGTACCAGGGGCTCTATCGCGAGCCTGGGTTCCCCGAGCAATTATCCTACCGATCCTTTGCCGGACCGTTCCCCACAAGCGCGCCAACGATAGGGGCATACACGCTCGCCTCCGCGCCTGCAAGCGGGGCTACCTCGGTAACTCTCTCCGCTCCGTTTCCGCAAAACAATGTCACCGGCTTCTACAACACCAGTTCCACGGTGGCCAGCGTCAGTGGCACTTCGATTGTGCTCAATGCGCCCACCGGTGGATGGCCTGAGAGTTGGGGGGCGAATTACTGGATCTATGCGAATTTTGCCGACGAAACACACACTGCGTATGGGTGCGGCGTAGAGGCGAGCACAGCCGTGACTTCGGGCAGTACGGCCACGATGACGATCACGTGTAACTTCGCAACGTCACCAACTTCAGGCGACACCTACCTGCTGGATTCTTTTTCCGCGCATGTTGACACTCCCTATCTGATCACCTTTAGCGACGGTGAAACTCGGGTAGCTCAGATCTCTGAGCTTAGCACCGCAATCCCATCCTCCCCGTTCACGGTCTTTGCAACGCTCACCGGTTGCAGCAGTGGGACCTGCACGAACACTCCTCTCCTGTGCTCTCCGAGTTGCTCCACGGCGGTCACGATCGCGCCGCTTGGAGATAACTTCCTAAGCGAATACGACGGTCCGTTTGGTACTGCCCTCATCGTGCCTGGCAGCCGCAGTCTTGCGGTCATAAGCCGCCACCAGTACGGCCCCTCACGCGCAAGGCCGATCAGTGGCCAGTGCGGCAACGGGGCCAGTGCCTCTAACGAAATACCAGTAACGCCAGACACGACCTACTACAACAACGTGCAGGTGAATCTCTACGATTTGCAGACCCTCCTGGCGCAAGAACAGGGATCGAGCCCGCTGTACGCAGCCAGCCCTTATGCGTTTGCGGACTTCCCAGGCTATGCAAATTTCCCGGCATCTATCAGTGGGTGCTTTGTGGCACCCGGCATTAGCTGGATGACATATGACCCAGTGGGCGGGATCTTATACGCAGCGATCGTAGGACCTTCGGACAGCCAGACGATCCTCGTGGAGGAATGGCAAGTAGTGCCCATCACCTCGCTCTCGGATGCCTGGCTCGACCGCCGCAATCAGCCGATTCGCGCGGCGAACGATGACCACTACAACTTGCAGGAGGCAGCGTAAAGCTATCCACCGGCTAAAGCCGGTCGTTTCCCGTCAACCGGAGGCCGACTTTCCGGCCCGAGACGAGGATGTTGATGGCGGAGTTGATATCACGATCATGACAAGCACCGCACTCGCAACAGACCCAATCTCTTACTCCAAGATGTTCGATACCTTTGGGGCCGCTGACTGCACCACAGCCAGAACACACTTGGGTTGTGAATCGCTCATCAGCTTCAATGTACTCGGCCCCGTGCCTGATGGCTTTGTAGCGGAGCTGGAATCGAAACTGCGACCAGCTGGCATCGAGAACGGATTTCGCCATGCTGGTCCTGGCGAGGCCGCTTGCATTGACGTTGCCGACGACGATGCGCCGGTTATCGCGCACGAGCTGCGACGAGCGCTCATGCAGGAAATGTCTGCGACAGTTGACGATCTTGGCGTGTATCGCGCGGGCGCGCTTGGCATTGCCGGCACGATGTGCCGTCGCGAGCTTTTGCGCGTATCGGTCCAGATGACGCGGATTTTCGATCCTATCTCCTGTCGAGATCGCGGCGAGCGTTTTGAGTCCCAGGTCTATGCCGACCTCGCCGGATCCGCAGGCCGTATCAGTCTCGACCTCGACCTGCAGATTCACGTACCAGCGGCCGCGCGCATCCGCGCAGAAGCTACCGGATTTGATCTCACCGTCTATCGGCCGGTGCAGCCAGAGACGATAACGGCGCTTGAGGAAGACAATGGCATCGCCGTCGAGCCGAATGGCCCGAGCAGCCTGGAAGGGCACCCATCCGAGGGACTTCTTGCCACGCCAGCGTGGCCGGCGTTCCGCTTCGTCGCGGGACACGGCGAACTGCTTGCATACTGCCTGCACCGTATCGGAATGCAGGCCGAGCGCGCGCGAGCTCCCATTTGTCAGCCCGATCAGATCGAAGCCGGTCGGCCACCGTCTATTCCATCTCCGCGCCGCCTCTTGCGTCTCGCCACAGAAGTTCCATACGAGGTTCGCAGCCCGTGCCATCGCATCGAGCGCAAGCCTTGCACCGGAGGTGGTCTTGATGCGATAGCGGTAAGTCAGGATCACAAGCAAATTGTAGCACTGGAACTGCGCTCCCATTCCTGCCGGGGGAGCTCCAAAGAAAGGAGTCGATCATGAAACGCTTTGCACCTTGGTTCCTGGCCGCAGCGATGGTGGCCGTAGCAATACTCGCCGTCAGCATGATGGGCGGAGGCGATCCCGCCTTTGCACAGGCATCCTCCGGCAGCGTGTCATCGTCCTCGAGCGGCAGTGTATCGAGCAGCGCGTCGAGCTCAGCGAGCTCCAGCAGCTCCTCGTCCTCAAGCAGCAGCGGCACGCCCTACGCGATCATCTCGTGGAACGCGCCCACGACCGATGCCAACGGCAACCCGCTCACCTCCGCCCCCACCTATCAGATCTTCTGGAGCACGGTCGCTGGGCAGGCGGTCATTGCATTCGCTGCTGAATCCCCGCCGGGCGTGCAGTGCTGCACCTACACCGCAGGTCCGCTCGTGCCGGGGACTCAATATTGGTGGTACGTCACCGCGTCGAACTCAATCGGAACTTCTGTTCCGTCCGCGCTGACCTCTCAGCTCGTCCCCGGAAGCTCAAGCAGCAACTCCTCGTCCTCATCGAGCTCGAGCGCCCCGAGCGGCCCCGCGGCTCCTGCAGCGCCGACGGGCGTGTCATCGCAGATCGTGTGGCACACGGTGAGCGCGTCGAGCTCGTCCAGCTCGCCGTAAGCGCAAGCCTTTCGATGTTGGTGAGCTGCCGCGCAGGCGGTGGCTCTCGTTTTCTTCGATCACCGGAGGTCCCAAAGAAATGCCAGTAGGCGGCACAGCTGACTCCGGTGGCATCACAGCTGACTCTGGCCTCTACACCGCTGACTCTGGACCTTTTGGAGTAACTATGGGAAGCACCAACACTGTGCCGCAGGCTCTCTTTGGCCCCGGCATTCTCTACCTCACCCGCACCGACATCGCGAACGCAACGCCTACCAACGTGGGCTATGTCAACGAGTTCTCGACTGACATCAAGTTCGACCTGAAGGAGCTCTACGGGCAGAACCAGCTTCCGCTCGTGGTCGCGCGCGGCACGGCCAAGTGCACCGGGAAGATCAAGGCGGCGACCCTCTCGGGGCAGGCCTTGAATGCCCTGCTCTTCGGGACGGGCACCTCGGTCGTTACCGGCACGCAGTACGGTCTCACGCAGACCGGGCTCACCCTGATCCCCGCAACGCCGTACCAGATCACCCCGACGATTCCGAGCTCTGGCGTGTTCAACAGCGATCTGGGCGTCGTGTACACGAGCGGCGAGCCGCTCACCTTCATCCCGTCTGGAACCCCGGCCGCCGGCCAATACACGCAATCCGCTGGCGCGTACACCTTTTCCTCGGCCGACCACACCGCCGGGCTCTCGGTGAACATCAGCTTCTCTTACAGCTTCACCAACGCAGCCGGCCAGACCATCACGATCAATAATCCGCTGATCGGCCAGACCCCGACCTTCCAGCTCGACTACATGAACGTGCTGTATGGGTCGATCTACTACATGCGGCTTTTCGCAGCGGTGGGCGGCGGCTGGACGGAGGGCTTCAAGCTCACCGATTTCTCGATGCCGGAGTATGACTTCGGATTTTTCGCGAATGCGTCCCAGCAGCTCGGCTTCATCGCACTTGCGACGCAGGCATAGCCCAAGGAGGTTAGCGCTCAGCGCTGAACAATTTTTCGAATTGGAAAACACCGGCACTCGGCAGCCGGCCTCTCGCACTCCTCTGAAGCCTCATCTCAGGTCTTTTGGGGCGCGGACCCGCTCAAACGGGCTCGCGGGGCGAGCCGGAACGCCGAATCCGGCTCGCCTTACCCCTCCCTAACAAAAGAGGCATCGAACGTGCAATCTCTCACCCTCGAGGTCGACGGCAAGACGATCACCATTGGCCCGCTCACGGTCGGACAGATGGAGGAGATCCAGGAGGCGCTCTTCAAGCCGCTCGCGGCGAGCGGCCTGCGCAAGGGCGCCGACCGGGACATCATCGCAGCGGCTCTTTCCCAGGATCACCCCGAGCTTGCGAAATCCGTGGGCACGATGCGTTTCGGGTCCATCCGCAAGCTCGACTCAACCGTCAGGGAGATCCTGAAATTCGGCGGATTCGTCGATGAGAAGGCCACCGACAAGGCCGCAGCCGACAGTGGCAAGGACGGTGCCGCGGGGGAAAGCAACGCGGGCGCGCCGACTGGCCAGCCCTGATCGCCCGCCTCGCAGTCGGACTGAAGAAACTTCCGAGCGAGGTCCGCTCGATCAGGTTCTGCGACGCTCGCGCCATCATCGAGTATTGGAAACAGTGTCCCCCAGAGCCAGAGGTGCTCACGATCCTCACCCGGGCCCTCACGACCTGGCGCCCGGATGCCGGCCGCATTCTCACGCCAGAGGAGCACCAGGCATCCCTCGAGGCAAGGTGGAAGTCTGGACGGTGGGTGAATCCGGCCCAGCTCTTCAAGATCTGGGGCGGCAAGGGCGTAAAGCCAGGGGACCCGGTTCCTGGCATAGGGCCGTTGCCCGGGCTCGATGAGCTCTTTCGCACACAGCAAGGCCCGCGGGTAATCGTTCCGTAAAGAGAGGCAAGAGCAAGTGCCGTCGAATCTCTCCGTCAAGGTCACAGCCGATGTGGTCGATATGCAGACCAAGTTCGCTGTGGCTCGTGCCGAAACGCAGAGCCTCTCGAGCGAGCTCAACAAGCTCGCGCGGGCCTCGGCGAGCGGGACGATCGACTCGGCGGGGCAGGCGAGGATGCAGCAGCTTGCCGCAGACCTCCTGCAGGCGAAGACCCAGGCGCAAGGCTACTCGGCCGCCCTTGCGGCCGCAGGCTTCAGCGCCTCTGGATTTTCGCGCTCGAGCGAGGAGATGCACGGCTCCATCTCAACCGCGACCCGCGAGTTTCGCGCGCTGTTTGACGAGCTTTCATCGGGACGCACACGCATGACCCCGGGCACGCTTGCGATCATCGCTCAGCGGGTGCTCGGGCTCTCCCCGGCCGCGCTGGGCGCACTCGCCGGCGTCACGGCTCTGGTCGGGGGCCTCGCCTACCTCACCTATCGCTCGATCGAGACCGCCGAGGCTATCGACAAGGCCGCAGCCTCGGCGAGGTTCTTCGGGAACCTCGACATCTCATCAACATCGGTCAAAGAGTTCACGGATGAGATCGAGCGCGCCGGGGTCATCTCTGCCTCGAGCGCCACGAAGATCGCAGAGACCCTCGGGCGCGTGCCCGGCATGACCTCCCAGATGATGAGCGCGCTCGCCCCGGCGGTCTCCCAGTACATGCAGGTGACGGGCGAGGCAGCAGATAAGGCGGCCGAGTCGCTTGCGAAATTCTTCGAGCCTCGCGAGTCCGCTCAGACCCTCGCCCAGACGCTCAACCTGTCCCAAGAGATGATCAACGCCGCGCGCGCGGCGGATCAAAGCGGCAACGCGAACGAGATCGCCGCCGAGAAGATCACTTTACTCGATGCGGCGCTGCAGTCCGCGCGCCCGCTCCTCGCCCAGCATGCGCAAGGGTGGCTCGAGAGTGCGCGCTCGGCGCTAATCTATTTTGCGGACGTGAGCGCCGGCACGTCGGTTGCGCAGGTGAGCTCGGACCTGACCGCCGAGCGCACCGCGCGCATCAACCAGGAGGCACAGGCGATTCGTGAGCGCTCGAGCGCGCTCATGGCAACACCGCCCGATCCGAACCAGACGCTCAAGACAGGCGTCGAGGTCGCACAGAAAGAAAATCCCGTTTCCCAGCAAGCCGAGGAGGCGAGATCCAAGATCGCGGAGATGACCGCAGCGCTTGCGGTCGCAAAGCAGCAGGGCGACCAGCTCTCGATCGACAAGCTGAACGCAGGGCTCGACAAGGCGCGCACGGAACTCTCGAGCCTGCAGTTCGGGCCGGTCATCGAGCGCATGCGCGAGCAGATGTCCGAGCTCGCATCGACCTGGGACGGCACTCAGGCGGGGCTTCTCGCCAAGCAGCAGGCCGTGGCGCAGGCGACTCTCGCGCAGGTCTCATCGAGCGCAAAGGATCGCCTCGAGGTCGAGTCCGAGATCGCGCGGCTCGAGGTCCAGGTGCGCCAGGCCGCAGGGTCGCAGGCTATCTCCCAGGCCCGCGAGCAGGTCTCACAGATCTCGGCGGCCACGAGCCAGGGGGCGACTCAGCGCCTCGCAGCCGAAGCCGAGGTCTGGCGCACCCTTCTCGCCGGCGACTCCCTCACCGCTGCTCAGCGCATCGAGGTGCAGCGCTCGCTCAACCAGTCGATCGCGGAGCTGAACCGCGAGCGCGCATCGGAAAGCTCAGCGATCGCTCGCCAGGACGTTGACACGGACATCTCGATCGCACGCACGAAGGTCGAGGCGGAGAAACAGACGCTCCAGGCCTCCATCGCCAACGAACAGGGGGTAGCGGCCGCAAAGTACGCGCTCCTGCGCAACCTCACGCAGCAGGAGTACGCGCTCGACCTGCAGCGTCTCCAGAACGAGCTCGACACGCTAAAGCAGCTCCCGGTCGAGTACGACCGCGTGTTCAACCAGATCCGGGAGCTGAAGGCGAAGGAGGTGCTCGACCTCGCCCAGCTCGACCGGGAGGCGGCCGAGGCCTCCCGCAAGGCCGCTCAGCAGGATGCGGCCGGCTGGAAGTCCGCCGTCAATGAGATCGAGGGGGCCGAGAGCACGCTGGTCTCGGATCTCATCAGCCGGCGCCGGTCCCTCTCCCAGTCGCTGCTGCAGATCTCATCGCAACTCGTGACCAAGGAGATCGCCGACGACATCAAGGCCATGACGACCCGGATCCTGCTCGCAGACACCGCCCAGACGCAGCAGAAGGCGCTCGAGCAGGGCGGGTTCCTCTATCACCTCCTCATGAGCAATCAGGCGACCGCCGCCACCGCGGCCTCTCAGCAAGCCCAGACGGCAGCCGTGGTCACGGGCAACGCCGCCCGCACCGCAGCCACCGCCTCGGGCGCCGCGGCCTCGAAGGCGGCATCGACGGCGGCCGGCGCCCAGACGGTGCTCGCAGATGCCGCCAAGGCCTTCTCCGGGACGTACGCGAGCGTCGCTCAGATCCCCTACGTCGGTTGGATATTGGCCCCCGCCGCGGCCGCAGCGGCGTTTGCGGCGGTTGCCGCCTACCAGTCGCTCGCATCCCTTGATGTGGGCGCCTGGAGCGTGCCGCAGGACATGGTGGCCCAGATCCACCAAGGCGAGATGGTCGTGCCTGCGACGTTCGCCGAGGGCATTCGTCAGTCTGGCTCTCTCTCGGGTGCTGGCCTCGCATCCGGGATCGGCGGGGGAGGCGACACGCACAATTGGAACATCTCGCTCCAGGCCCATGACCTCACGGGCCTGAAATCTTGGCTCCAGAGCCCGGATGGTCGAGGCTCCATCGTGAGGGCGATCGGTAGCCACTTCGGGCGCGGGGGGCGAGGGTGAGCAGTTACGTCTTCCCGTACACGCTTCCGGGGATTCAGTTCGACTATGTCCGGCGCTACCTCTGGAACACGGGCTATCAGCAGGCGCTCTCGGGCAAGGTTTCGACCGTCGCATTCCGAGCGTTCCCGCTCGTGCAGTTTGAGTATTCATTCGAGTTCCTGCGCGACGGAGAGTCAGAGTTCACCACGGGCGCTCCCGATATCACCGCGATCGTGGGGCTCTTCAATGCGGTGCACGGACGTTGGGACACGTTCCTGCACACCGATCCTGATTTCAACACGATCGATCCCGGTGCACAGGCGACGAAGTTCGGAACCTTCGGGTACGGTACGGGGTCGCAGCTCGCCTTTCAGCTCACGGCGACCTACCAGAACTCAGGCGGCCCAGGCCAGCCCGAGCTCATCCAGAATTTGAATGGAACGCCCATCCTCTATGCGAATGGCACGGCGATCCCATCGAGCGAGTACTCGATCGGTTCGACCGGCATCGTGACGTTCGGGTCGGGCTATGCGCCGGCCTCCGGGGTGACGCTCACCTGGTCGGGCAGCTGGTACTACCGCTGCCGGTTCGACGAGGACAAGTACGATTGGAAGAAGATGATGTACGGACTTTGGAGCGCTGAGAAGCTGTCGTTCACCTCGGTGACGTTGTGAAAACGTACGCCTCCTCGGCAACGCTCAGCGTCCTGCAGAGCGGGCTCTATCAGGTCGCCGAGCTTTTCGAGTTCACGCTCGCAACGGGGCAGACCTATCGCTTCACGAGCTTCGATGTGGCCCTGTCCTGCGAGATCTATCTGCCTCCGCAGGGCTCATCGCCGGTCGGACCGTACACCTTCGGGACCGGGCTCACGATCAAGCGCGGGACCATCACGCAGAAAGCCGGCACCGAGGCCGGCAATTTGAAGCTCACCGTTGCCCCGCAGGCCGACTCGCCCAGCGCGCCGATCCTCATCAACGGCTACCCGTTCCTTCAGGCCTGCGACCTCGGGTTCTTCGATAATGCGTTCTTTCGCATGTCGAAGCTCTTCATGAACCGGGCCGTAACGGGGGGTGCCAATTTCCCGGACACCTCACCGGGTGCTGTTGGGTGGCTCGTGGGCCAGGTGCAGGGCGTGCAGGCCGGGCGGCTGAAGGCGGAGCTCACGATCGATGACTACCTTGCGCTTCTTGGCTCGCAGAACATGCCGCGGCAGCTCTACGGGGTCGGCTGCTATCACCAGGTCTACGATGCCGGCTGCGGGCTTCTCAAATCCGCGTTCACGGTGACAGGTGAGGTGACGGCGGTCGCCTCCGGGTCCGCCGGCGGGTATTCCTTCTCGACCAACCTCACCGCGGCGGACGGGTACTTCGACCTCGGCGTCCTCACCTTCACGAGTGGGGCGAACAGCGCCTTCGCGCAGAACGTCTCGAGCTACCTCAACGCATCCGGCGCGATCATCATGAACTTCCCATTCCCGGTGCCTCCTGCGGTCGGGGACACGTTCTCGATCTATCCGGGCTGCGATCTTCAGCAGGCGACCTGCACGACGAAGTTCAACAACCTGCGCCGATTCGGCGGCCAGCCCTACATCCCGGACCCCTCGACCATCGTCGATGGAGATACGCAGGCGCCTCCGCAGCAGCCGACCGGTTCTCAAGCGGGGCTCATCATCGGGAGCCTGCCGAGCGGGACGGCGACCTATCCGCCGTACAAGACATGAGGCTCTCCGAGCTTGAGGCGAGATTCATCAAGCTCACGGATGATCGCGGGAGCTTCCGCACGGATGCGAGCTTCGAGGATTGTGACGGGCTCATGTTCCTTTGTCCGAAGTGCTTCGCGGAAAACGGTGGCGCGGTCGGGACCCACATCGTCATTTGCTGGAAGCCGCACGTACCGGCGCACATCTCTCCGGGGCCCGGACGCTGGAATCATCGAGGCACCGGACTCAACGATCTTTCGCTCTACGCGGGGAGCTCCTCGGTGTGGCTGAAGGGCGGTTGCGGGTGGCACGGGTTCGTTGGCAATGGCGGTGTCCCGCCGGGCGAGGCTCGATGATGTTTTTTCGGCGGACGAACTGAAAGGAGAGGCGCCCATGCTCGCGCGCTATGAGGACGCATCCGTCCGGCAAAGGATCAAGGCTGCGGCGCTCTCCTGGCTCGGAACTCCTTTCCACGATAATCAGCGCGTGAAGGGCGCAGGAGTGGACTGCGCGAATTACCTGATCGGGGTCTTCTCAGAGGCGACGCTGATCGAGGCCTTCGAGCCCGAGCACTACTCCCCGCAGTGGTTCTTGCATCGCGACGAGCCGCGGTTCCTGCGCACGCTCGAGCGTTACGCGCGCCAGATCACCAAGCAGGCCGCAACTACCGGGGATGTCATCATGTACAACTTCGGGCGCCATGCGGCGCACGGGGCCATCATTCTCGATGCTCACGCGATCGTGCACGCGTACAAGTATGCGCACTGCGTGACGCGCTCGGACCGCAGGCAATTCGAGCCACGCGAGCATAGCTTTTGGTCGGTGCTCTAGATGGGCGCAATGTTCGGCGGGGGCGGCTCGAATCCAGAGCCCGAGCGATACGCCGGCATTCAGGTTTCGACCTCGATGATGGGGCAGACCATCCCCTACGTCGCGGGCCGCAACCGCGTGCCGATGAACCTCATCTGGTACGGCAACTTCAACTCATCCCCGAATCACGACGGCGGCAAAGGCGGCTCCCCGGTCAGCTCCTACACCTACTCCGCCTCGTGGATCGCAGCCCTCTGCCTCGGGCCCATCCAAGGCGTCGGCCAGGTCTGGCAGGACAAGTCCCTCGTCACGCTCACGTACGAGAATCTCGCACTTGCGCTCGGGAGCGCCTCTTTCGTTGCCGGCATCTCCGGCACGACGCTTTCGGTCTCAAAGATCCTCGGCGGCTCGATGTACGTCGGGCAGTACATCACGGGCCCAGGCGTTGCCGCGAACACCACGATCACCGCAGGGAGCGGGACTTCCTGGACGGTGTCTCCCTCGCAGACGGTCGCCTCGGGGACTGCGATGCGAGGAGGGCAGCCGACCTGGTCCGGGTATCCCTCGGGGACGCCTGCGGGCCAGGAGATCCCCTACGACGGCATCGCGTACGTGGCCTCGCAGGAGTACATCTTCGGCTCCTCCGCCAACATGCCGAACCTCAACTTCGAGGTCGAAGGATGCGTGCCGGGATTCTCGGACGCCGACGGGGTCTACGATGCGGACCCCTCGGCCGTGGTCATCGACTACCTCACCGACCCCGTCCACGGAGCGGCCTTCCAGGGGACGATAGACCCGAACCTGCAGGGCACGACCAACACGTACCAGGCGTACTGCATGTCAATCGGCGTGCTGCTCTCGCCCTACGAGGACAACCAGCGCTCGGCCACTGATTTCATGCGCGAGCTCCTGCAGTGCACGAACTCCGACCTCGTGATGTCGTGCGGGATGCTGCGCATCGTGCCCTACGCCGATCAGCCCGTGTCGGGCACGGTCGCAGGCACCGCGTTCAGCTACACGCCCGATCTCACCCCGATCTATGCGTTCACCGACTCGGACTTCTGTCCGAAGGATGGCGAGGAGCCGCTGCAGCTCGATCGCAAGGCCCCGACCGACACGTACAACATCGTCAATCTCACCTATTACGATCGCAGCAACTACTACAACCCGGCCCCTGCGACGGCGGATAACAACTGGGACATCTCGATCCGTGGGCCGAAGGCGATGTCAACGCTTGATTTCCAGTCGGTCACGCAGGCAAGCGTTGCGAAGACCGTCGCGCAGCTCATCTTGCAGTTTCAGCTCTACGAGCGAAACACCTACACCGCGCGCGTGCGTGCGGACTACTGCCTCCTCGAGCCGATGGACTACGTCTCGGTGACGGAGCCTGCTTTCGGCCTCTCGGGCCAGGTCTGCCGCGTCATCGAGGTCGAGGACGATGACAACGACTTCGTCAACTTGAAGCTGATGAAGGTTCCGGGCGTAGTGCGCTCGACCCCACAGTACAACTGGACGGCGTCGCAGGGCTATTACGCAAACTACGATGCGGTGCCCCCCTCGGTCGCAACGCCTGCGATCTTCGTCATGCCCCCGGTCCCGGCCTCGATCGGCAATGGCCTCGGAGAGGGCATCACGGTGGGCATCGCCGCCTGTCCGAGTTCGGTGAGCGCAAGCTGGGGGTGGTGCAGCGTGTGGTGCTCGGTCGATGGCGGGAGCACGTACTTTCAGGTCGGCACGATCGGCCAGGTGGGTCCAGCCCGCTATGGCACGATCACTGCGGCGTTGCCCGCGGTCGCGGATCCGGATACGACCTCGACGCTCTCTATCCTGCTCGAGGATACGAACCTGCAGCTCGCAGCGGTCACGGATGCAGATGCGAACGCAATGCAGACTCTCATCCTCGTGGACTCCGGCACGAATGCCGAGGTGATGGCATACGGGGACGCGACGCTGACCGGGGCGGGAGCCTACAACCTCACCTATCTTCGCCGCGGCCTATACGGCTCGAACCCCCCCAAGGCGCACTCCTCTGGCGCGCAGTTCGTGCGGCTCGATGGGGCGATCTTCCAGCAGACCTTTGATCCTGGCATGGCCGGGCAAACGGTCTACTTCAAGTTCGTCTCGGTCAATGCGGTCGGCCAGCAGCCGCAGGAGCTTTCGGCGGTCACGGCCTATGCGTACACGATACCGCAGGGGGCGATCAATGGCGCCGCGCAGCTCATCCCGCGAGGAAATGCCTCTCTCACGGCGCAAGGCGAGCTCTACGCGACCGGCGGGAGCGCCTGGAGCAGCGATTGCGTTTCGTCCCAGCCCTATCGATCGCTCTCGCTCTCCGCTCAGTATTCAAGCGGGACGGCCGCGGTCGGCCTTGTCTCGAGTGTCCCTACGCTGCCTGCAACGCTAGACCCCGCGACCAACATGGATTTCGCGCTCTTTGCGAATCTGCTTTCCGGCTCCTCTGGGCATTGGGAGATCTTCGAGAGCGGAAGCCTCGTAGCGACGCTCAATCCTCCCGTGCACGGGGACGCGGCGCTTCTCACGTACGATGGATTTTACGTTCGCTATTACCTGAACGGGGCGCTCCTGCGCACGAGCGCCCGCGACCAGAGCGCGCTCTATGTGGGCCTTGCGCTCGACCCGGCCGCGAGCTTCAGTAACGTCGAGACCGGCCCCCTAACCGCCGTGACGCCCACGCAATGGATCACGATCAACGGCTGCGCGGTCAATGACACGACGGCGACGAGGACGGCGAGCACTGCGACCTGGGACGCGGGTGCCTTCGCCTCGATCGGCTATCCGACCTGCCATATCTCGGGCAAGACGAACCACGCCTCGGACGCTTGGCAGATCGGACTTGCGACCTCTGCAAATGTCAGCGCGGCCGCAGCGACTGCGGTCGGGAACAATGCTATTTGGCAACTCGCGAACTATTCGTGGATCAATCAGCTCGGGACCTGGGAGATCTGCGAGGCCGGCACGGTCGTGGGCTCGTACGGGTCCGTCGCGCTCACGGACGTTGCGGCCGTCACCTACGACGGCTCGACGATCACCTACCTGCTGAATGGGGTCTCACAGCGGACGGTGTCGGTCTCCGGGCTCACGCTCTTCGGTCTTTGCGCACTCCAGAGCGTCGGCTCCGGCGTCAATTCGCTCAGCTTCGGACCTACGACCAACCTCAAGGTCAACGACACAGCGGAGCTCGGGACGAACGCGGCGACCGAGACCTACGTGCAGGCGTTCTCATCGAGCGCGGGGGCTTCTGCAGGGAACCTCAGCAGCGGGCTCACGATAGGCCCGTACCCCTATCCGGTCACGGTCGTCGTCACGATGACTGGCTCTGCAAGCTACGGCGGCTCTGCGGGCTCGCAGGCGTATTTCGATTACGCGAACAGCGATGTTTCTGGGTCGCTTTCGGGCGGTGGTCACACGATCTCCCAGCTCGTCGACGTGGACTCAGCCGGTAACAGCTACGCAACGATCGCGGCTGAAGACACGTTCTCCCTCGCGGCCAACACCACGACGACGTATTACCTCGTTGGCCAGCGCCAGCCCCCCACCGGCGTCGCCGGCGTCGCCGCGAGCGGCGTCATCAAGTGCGAGGTCATCAAGCGGTGAGGCGCTTTCACTTCTATCACCGGCAGAGCGGGGAGTTTCACCCCGACTGGTTCAAGACTGATGTTGATAGGCCGGGGATCCTCGAGCGGCAAACTCCGCCCGAGCATGTCGCCCTCGAAGGCACCTACGACCGGCTCTCCCAGCGCGTCGACGTCGCAACCGGGAAGGTCGTGAGCTACCAGCCGCCAGCCCCGAGCGCGGATCACGAATGGGATGCGGGCACGAAGCGCTGGGTGCTCAAGCCCTCCGTCGCGGCCGCCAGGGACAGCCGGTCGCGGGCGATCGCGGAGATCCTGCGCCTCGAGCGCGATGTGCAACCGCGCGTGGTGCGCGAGTTGCTCGACGGTGAGGCCGGCGCGAAGGAGCGTTACGAGGCCTTGAAAGCGAAGATCGCCGAGCAGCGCGCCATCATCACTTCGGCGAGCGCTGCACCGGCGCGTACGGAGTGATCCCGATCGCGAAATTGTGGACCACCGCGCGGGTCTCGTCCTCGATCGTGAGCAGCCGCCAGCCCCAGCGAACGGCGCGCCAGGCTTTGGAGTCGGTCGCATCCACCTCGCGGTCGAGCCAGACGGAGCCTGCGTAGTGGAGGGCAGCGAAGGCGGCGAAGTACGCCTCGACGTGCTCGGGCGTCGGGTGCGGCCCCAGAACCTCGTTCGTTTCGCTGTAGAGCGAGGGCTCGCGCGCGATGGTGACAGTTTGCCCCATGTCTACCGCCGCAACGGCATCCCAGGCGAGCTCCGGGGCGACTGATCCGCGATCAAGCGCAAGGTCAGCGCAGCCCGGGAGGATCAGCATAGTCGCAAGAAGAGCAAGGCGCAGCATTGACGGACCTCCGTGCAACACAGTACAACCAGCAGCTGTGGCGTCGCAATAGCCGGGTTATTTGAAAGGCATCGGACCGTAGGCGGACATAACGCCGCTTCATTTTGTGTCGTTTGGAACGGATCTAACGAAGAGCACGAACTATGGGAGTAACCGATGTCCGCACCGCTCGGAGGGCCTGAAGAAGTGCGCGCGCTGTGGAGCTATATCCGGTGGCTTGTGACAGGCATCGCGACCCTACTGGTCATATTGTGCGGTGGGGTCCTCGCCTGGTTCTTGCGCCTGGAGCGGCGGATCATGCACGGCCTCACCTACGAGAGGCACGAGAAGATCTGCGGCCCAAGGTGGGCAGAGGTCAAGAAATTGCTCGACGAGAAAGCCTCGAAGCAGGAGATCCATGATCTGCGTTCTAGCCTCGATGACTGGCGTTCCGAGCGCCGCGCGCGCGATGTGCAGCAGGACGCCATGCACGCCGAGAATCGCGCTGCGCTCCAGGCGATCTTACTGAGACTGCCCGAACAGAGACGCGCACGATGAGCAAGGTCGATGCACTTCTTGCCCGTTTGACGAGCGAGGAGGGGGAACGCCTCAAGCCCTACGATGATGCGACGGGGCTGCCGGTCCGAGCGCCCAAGGGGCAGATCACCTGGGGGCGCGGTTTCAATCTCATGCAGTGCGGAAGCTCCGGCCTCTTCGCGGTGATGGAACGCTACCTTGTCAGCGCGCTCGACGCAGAGCTTTCGAGGTTCCCCTGGTATGCGCAACTCGATGACGTGCGCGGATCAGTTCCGCTCGACATGGCCTACAACGAGGGGCTGACGGGGTTTCTGGGCGGCTGGCCGCACTTCATCGCAGCCCTTGCCCGCGGGGACATCCAGTCGGCGGCAGCTGAATGTCATGTCGAGGATCCTAAAGTCGAGCCGCGTTACGAGAAGCTCAAACAAATCCTACTCACGGGGCAGCAACCCACATGAACGATCGACAGCAGTTTGCCGCACGAGTGCAGGCCATCCTCTCATTCCTGTTGCTAGGCGCAGTGGCGCTCCTTGCGCTCTTGCTACTGGGGATAATCGCCTACCAGACCATAAAGCAGGTCGCGCTCGACCAGACCCTCACCTCCCTCCTCAACACGGTCTCCAATGCGCTCATCAACATGGGTGCCATCGGCGTTGGCTTCTGGCTCGCGCGCCATCGCCCGCAGCAGGCCGACGGCTCTGACGATTCTCCCGAGGTTTCCACCCGGCCAGCCGACCCGGCACCGTCGGCCATTGCAGACGTAAACCCTACGCAGACCGGCTCGGCGCCGGCAGGAGCTCAGAAATGACGGCAAGCACCACGACGACAACTATCTCCGACCTCGCGCAGCTCGAGGCGGCCCTCAAGACAGATCTTCTCCAGACGGCCGGGGTCCCGCTTCTCACTCTGCTGCAATCTCTCCAGACGATTGCTCAGAATCTCGCGGCGACGCCGACTCCATCGCTTGCGCAGATCACCATCGCCGGCGCGCAGTCGGCGGCGGCCTGGGTCACATTCCAGGCTGGGATTCTCGGCTCCCTGCCGAATCTTGGCGCAGAGGCGATCGGAGCGCTCATCAGCTTCGGGCAGACGAAGATCACAGCGGCACTCGCGCCTCCTCCGGCCGCAGCTGCCGGCGCAAGCCCGGCGGCCAAGGCATGAACCCTGCCGCCGTTCTGACGATCATCCAGATCGCCGTACAGCTCGTGACGCTCATCAAGGGCGGGGTCGATCTCGGCCAGGAGCTGCAGGGCATCCTCGGGAAGGTGCAGCCGCACCTCCCGGTGATCGCGGCGAGCAACCCGGCCGAGCATCAGCAGGCGCGCGATATCATCGCGCAATACCTGCCGGGCTCGGCCGAGGATCCTCAAACGCAGCTCGCTCCGAACGATCCTCTCAGCTTCGCCTGACGCGCAGCGCGGGCTCCATTCGGGGCCCGCGTCTTTTTTCGGGGGCAAGAAATGATCACCGATCGCGAGGCAGACGCCGAACTGTCGATCCTATGCTTGAGGTCGGAGCAGGCTGGAGCGGTCAAGACCAGGCCGCCGGCACCGCCCGGATATACGCTCGAGGGCTATCTCACGGCCATCGATGCGATCTTTCATGTGGGGCCGATCAGGCTCGGAGCGGAGCGCGTCTTCTACGGCTGGCTTCTCTCAACGGATAGCGAGCTCATCTGCGTCGGCCGCGGCACGGTCGATGCGATCGAGTGGTGGCTCGACGGACAGTTTCTGCCGGTCAAGCGTCCGCACCTGCCGACGGGCGGCCTCGTCGAGGACGGGTTCAGCTCGATCTATGACACCCTGGAGCTTGAGACGGTCGATGGCGAATCCCTGGGGCCTGCTGCGAAGGCGATCGCGGAGACCTGCTCCTGCATCACCATCACCGGCCACAGCCTCGGGGCGGCCTGGAGTACCTATCTCGCGGCCGATTGCGGCGCGCTCGGGACGAAGGTGAAGGCTCGCCTCTTCGCCTCACCTCGGCCCGGGGATGCCCTCTACGGCGAATACGCTGCGCGCCTGATCGATGACTGCGCCTCGTATCGCTTCACCCCGGATGTGGTGCCGGATGTGCCCGCGGGCCTCGGCTATGAGTTGCTGCCGGGGACGATCGTCCTGCCGGATGACCCTCGCGTAAAGCGCTCGCTCGTGGCCTTTCATCACGTGACCTCCGGATACGCGCCGCAGCTCAATCCGGCCATCCCGATCGACCCAGCCTATCTAGCTCCCTGACCGTCGCTCCGGAAGGATCGCCTCTGCGATCGCGTTGAATTCGGCGATCGACCAGGGCCGCTCGCCTATGATCTTTCATGACCATAGGGGCCACGTCGATCTTCCAGCCGCACGCTGGACAAGTCAGCTCGCCGAGAGTGTGAGGCTCGTCCAGGCCAGCATGACAGGCATCGCAGCGCAGCCGCGCGCCGCAATTGAGGCAGAAAGTCTCAGTCGCCACGTTGGCTCTCTGCTTCACGTGCCCCGTCGCGCTCGTAGCGAACGGAAAATGCCGCTTTCGGGTGCTCGGCTTTTAGCGCCTCGGCGGCTCCGTCGATGGCATCCTCGAGGCGCCTGCCGTCCTCATCGGTCTCGCCGCTGATCGAAAAGGTAATGCGCCTCACGGCTCTGTTTTCTGTGGTAGTTGTGAGCCAACGGCCAGATCGAACATCTGGGCTTGGGGGTGCTGGCCAGTGATCTGCGCGACCACATCCTCGAGCATATGGTCGTAGCGGCTCATGCCGCTGCCGTCGATCGAGTCAGCGAGCCCGAGCCAGTTGCGCACCCGCGCGGCGGTATTCACTCGGCCGACGTGGACCCACTTGCCCATCATCTTCGCCGCCCTGGCCGCTCGGTGGGCTTCCGGGCTGTACTTGAATCGGTCGGTGCCCCCAACGAACACGGCCACGATGTGTTCCCACGGAATCTGCACGCGCTCGATCCCGTCCTGAAGAACATAGGCACGCGGCACGCCATGCGTGCGGTGGCGGAACTGCTCGAAGAGCTCCGTAGTGCGTGCCGCATCTCCAACGATGTCCGGGAGGCAAGCGAAGATGGGCGGATCGTTCAGTGCCTCGTCTAGCAACCGCTCCCAGACCGTCTCGTGGAATTCCTTGAAGCACCCATTTTCGAGACCGTAGGGGATAGTCCCAGCGCGGGCGTATTTTGTGAGCGGCGTACGGAGCTGCCAGAAGTCGAAGGCATACCGCTCGCGGTACTCGATGATCTTGGCCGGTGAACAATCGAGCATCACCTTCACGGCCGCACCGTCTGAATATCCGTGCCATGATGATGTGCCGTCAACGT